ACTGAGGAAGAACGCCAGATAACGTATGTCAGCAAGGTGGGTGTCATGGGAATAATAAACATGAAAGACGGACATAAGAAAGCATGGGCGCAATAAAAAACAAAAAGGTATTCATCACAGGCGGCGCCGGCTATCTGGGTAGCAACTTAGTAAGAAGGCACATTGGCAGCAATGAAGTCACAGTTTATTCTAGAGATGAGGCCAAGCACTATTATCTCAAGAAGAGATTCCCAAAAGTCAACTGTGTCGTGGGTGACATTAGAAACTTTGACCTGATGAAAAGAGCTGCTAGCGATCACGACATAGGCATATTTGCTGCATCTTTGAAACAGATTAGCGCTGTCGACCAGAACGTTGAGGAATCAGCCAGAATCATTGTGGACGGAGCGCTAAACTCCAGGCGTATTGCCGAAGAAGTCGGCATGGAATCTGCATGTTTTATTTCAAGCGACAAGTCTCGAGCGGCAACAACGATATACGGAGCGATGAAGTTTGTGGCCGGAGAATCTTTCATTGTCAACTCCGATAGATCTCCTGTCAGATTATCGTCTGCAATTTACGGCAACGTACTCAACTCAACCGGTTCTGTGATACCTTTGATGTGGGACGCCATTTCAAAAGGCTACGAGCTAACACTCTTCTCAGAAAAAATGTCCAGGTTCATGATCGACATTGAAGAAGCCATGGACCTGATCGAATACAGCTTGGAAGTCGACGGCTATAACGTGATACCCAACCTGAAATCTTTTCTGGTGAAAGACTTGTTTGAGATTTTTGCCGACAAGTTCGGTCTTAAATACAAGATGGGAGTGCCTCGAATCTCTGAAAAGCTTCATGAAATGATGATTTCTATCGAGGAAGCTCCTAGAACTCATTACAATGAAAAGCTAGATTCTTATTTCATGCACTATGAAAAACTAGCTGAGCATGCCATAGACTTTGAATTTACAAGCGACAAGACTGTCGTCAGCAAAGAAGAGCTCGTGGCAACTTTAGAAAAATATAAATACTTTAGGCCATAGCTCATGAAGATCTTGATACTAGGACACACTGGCATGTTAGGCCACATGGTGAAAGCTTATCTAGGACAGAACCACGTCATTGAGACGACAGGAGATCGTTGGCCGACACAAGAATTTAAAGACGCCGTTTCTAATTCTGATGCAGACTACCTGATAAATTGCATCGGTGCCATTCCTCAAAGAACCAAAGAGTTCGACGTTAATTTTGAACTGCCAGTTTGGTTAGATTCTAACTTTCAAGGAAGAGTAATACACCCAGGCACGGACTGCGAGATGGATGACGACGACTATGGCATTTCAAAAGCTCGAGCAGCAGAGTGGATAAAAAAATTTGGTCAGAGAACTAAAATAATCAAGACGTCTATTATAGGTCTGGAGCTGAAAGGCAGCAGTAGTCTTCTGTGCTGGTTTTTGAGCAATGAAGATGGCAGTACGGTAAGAGGCTACACAAACCATTTGTGGAATGGAAATACGACTTACTACTGGGCAAAAATATCAGAAGATCTAATAAATGATTGGGATAACTTCTCCACAGAAACAGTTGTGAGCAGTTCGGTTAGCGTTTCCAAGTATACTATGCTCAACATTTTTAACGATGTTTACGACAGAGGAATATTCGTAGTACCTTTCAGCGCTCCGACCCCTGCAGACAAACGCTTGTCTGGCCACATTGAACTGCCAGACATCAAGACTCAATTAGAGCACATGGTTGAATTTTATAGCAATTTAATCAGCGAATAAAATAACAAAATCTATAAGTAAAAGATTGTAAACACACAGTTCAGGCAATAAGATAACCTCAGCCAAAGGAGAACCATGTGCGATTAATTTTTTGTTTATTTGTATTCTTTACTGCCATGGCGCTGCCGGCTTCTGCAGCAAAACTCACACAAAGCGAGACTTCCTACACCGGAGCACAAATTCTAACCGGGGGTTGGGATATTGACTTTGACGACTTCTATGCGATAGGCGACCCACCCGAAGAGGTTTCGCCTTATGCTTTCTTTACAGGCAACACACTCTATGCCGGAAACTCTGACGTTTTCGGAAACACCGTGGACACTATCATAGAGTTCTTTTGGTTTGAGTCGTCAATAGACCGAGGGTCTGACTTCTATGTCGCAGTTATAAAAGTTAGAGCAACACCAGGGAAAAACTGTAATGCCGACCCGTTTGGTTGGTTTGGTGGTTTCAAATGCACCCTATGGTCAGACCAATGGCAAGATTGGGGAGAGCATCCTGTCTTATCAGTCCAAGCAACAACCGACACCACAGTTGAATCTGGTGCTTTCCGCTGGGATTGGTCCTTGCCTTTTGAGTCTTACGGCATAGACGCTTACGGTCAGGTCACTCTAAAATCAGAATATGGTTTAGGAATAGACACCGAAGGTTCTATTATGGCTCACGGTGAATACAAAATGGACGAAGAAACTGCTTGGATGGCAGAAGGCGACATCCAAGTCAAAGGTTATGCTGACGAAAGTTATAGAGTAAAAACCCAATACAACGTCACACTCTGGGAGTGGCAAGTCTTTGTGGACGGTAGAGCAGACCTAATGGCGTGGGATATGTACCTCAACCTTTCAGCGAGAGACACACAGTCTGCTTACCACGAGTTCTTTTTGAGTATTCAAGTTGAAGAAAATAAACCCTTTACTATGGACGAACTATTCGTAATGGGGAACTTTGACGTAGGTTGGTACAACCCCTGGCACCGTCCACTCGGCGTCTCCATTATGCCCGTTACTATCAGTCGCCCTGCTTATGCGGTAGATCCACCGGACTTACCTGAACCCACACCAGCACAAAAGGTAGAGTTGACCAGAAACGAAGACACTCCAAAAGAGGAAAACTTATCCGAGGACAACCCAACAGAGCAAAAACCTCTTGACAAAAATATTATTTCAAGAGATAATCTTATAGACCTTGGTGGTCAAATAATAGAGGTGGACGTGATTACACCAGTAGAAATTATTCCAGAAGAGGAAGTAATCCCAACCAAAACTATTGTAGCGGAACAAGGTTGCTCGTCAACACCAGTAAAAAAAGCAGACACATTTGGGTTATTGGTTCTCTTTGGTCTTGCTTTTCTTGCTTATCGCTGGATGGGAAAGGAAGCGTAAATGGTAGTAGATCAAGAGTTTGAACCAGAAAGATGGATATGGTTCCCAAATGATATTGAGGGTGCTTGTGATATTATAAACTGGTTAGACACAGCACCCAATAGAGAAGTTATGGGTTGGATATCTATTGGAGAAAGCGAAAGGTTATTCACAATAACCGAAACCAACCGACACCTTTGGAGAAACATTTTATTCGATGTGAGAGCATACGAGTCACTTATCCTTTTAGAAGAAGCACAGATAGTAAAGAAACCAAAATGAAAGTAGGAGACTTGGTTAGATATTCAGACGACGCTCCAGCAACTTTTCACGAGTTCTTCAATGGACTAAAGAAGCACGACCTTGGATTGATTATTGCCGAGGCAGAAAATAATAAATCAACAATCAAAGTCAAGTGGTTTAAACAAGACAAAGAGTTCTGGATGGGCAAAAGCAGGTTAGAGGTTATCAATGAACCCCAAGAGACAAAAAGTAATTAACTACATTAACGAAGTTATTAGACCCGCTCGCCCAGAGTTTGGGAATATGCCTGTCTGTCCTTTCGCCGGTCCAGAGTTGGACAGCGGTAAACTAATGATAGATTGCATAAATGAAGAACAATCGTTAGGTTTTCTGCTTGACAAATATAAAAACTCTGATTATAATAGTGCTCTATTGATACTCGAACTGCCGGAAGGAGAAACCCTTTCAGCAGAGGAAACAAAAGATTTTCAAGTGTTTGTGAATAAGGTTATAAGATACAAAGGTTATAAAGATATCAAGACGATATGTTTTAATCCTGAAGATTCTGTATCAATAAATGGATTCAACCCGAGAGGAAAAGCACCTTATTTTCTAATTAATATAGCAGGTAGAGAAGAACTGCATAAAGCACATAAGCACTTGACTAAAACCAGTTACTATGATAACATGGATGCCAAGTACAAAAGTTTTTTGAAAATTGGAGGAAAGAATGGCTGAATGTGTTTCTTGTGGAGATGATTTCAACCCGAAGAGATATCGTCTTGGTTATAGAACCTGTTTGGAGTGTGGTCAAACCCTGGCACTTCAAGAAAAAGTGATCAAGTCTCGTCGCACTGCCCCTGCGTTCAACAAAGGTGCATATCAATACATTACTAGTATGGAAATGACAAAGAGCATTGGACGATGAAAGAAGGCGATTTAGTAGAACTTTCCAGTTATGGAAACAAACTAAAATGTTTAGAGATTTATAAAGGTTGCATAGGCATGGTTTCAATTTACATGCCAGACAACCGACGAATGAAGTTTAATGTTGATTGGTTCATCAATGGGAAAGTTAAACGAGAAAAACATACACGAAAAGATTTAAAAAAAGTAAAAAAATAAACTATGTTTCTGAGTGGGATGGTCGCAACAATATTATGGGTTTGACCTTCCATGATTCTAATGAAGGGTGCGTGAGTCGCACAGTTGAAGTGAATCTAGTCCTCTCCCTGGGCGAAGAACAAGTAGGGGGGACCATTCCACATTTTTTTACTTGACTAATAAAAATGAATAAAATATATTATAAACATAACTTGGGTGATTTAGTCACAACTAAACAGTTTAACAGAACACTACCGCTATCCTATGGAGTGATAGTTCAAAGACAAAGCGGAAACGCAACCATTAGAATGTATAAAGTTCATTGGACAGATAGTGGTTTGGATGACCGCTGGGTGTTTGAGAATAACTTACAAGCGGTACAAAAGGTTGACAATGAAGTTTAAGTGCGGACAACTTGTGACGGTCTGGGTAGAAGATATGGACCCTATCAATAGGAAGAAATATCAAGGTAAGTACGGCATTATTGACGACATTATCGAAACCGACCAAAGCCGACACAAACCTACACCAAGTTTTGTTAGTGTTTTCTTTGCGGACATGAATAGGTCCGTAGAATTTATCCCAGAAAGAATAAGATTAGTAGAAGAGGAAGAATGAAAAAACACAAAACCCCACTAAGATATCCCGGTGGTAAGTCGAAAGGAATAAAGAACTTTTCTCCTTCTTTTCCAGACAATTTCTCTGAATTTAGAGAACCATTCTTAGGTGGTGGTTCTGTTGCAATACATGTAAGTAAAACATATCCTGATGCAAAAATTTGGGTAAATGACAAATATTTTAACCTATATAACTTCTGGATTCAGTTACGAGACAATGGAGATAAACTTTACAAAACCCTTCTGGATATCAAGACTCCATTAGTTTATGTATCAAAACCACTGAGGAAAGAAAAAGTTTCCAAAGAGAACTGGGATGCTGATATTATTAATAAAATACAAAAGCATCGCGATCTTTTTAACAAAGCAAAAGAAGACATTAATAACGCTGATGAATTTACGAAAGCAGTTTATTTTTATATTTTGAATAAGTGTAGTTTCTCAGGGCTTGGTGAGAGTAGTTCATTCTCAGAACAAGCATCTGAGCAAAACTTTTCTCTAAATGGTATCAATGCTTTACCTTATTATTCTAAACTTATTAAAAACTGGAAAATAACTAATATTGATTATGAAGAGGTAATGAACGAAACTGGTGAGAATTGTTTTGTTTTTCTTGACCCTCCATACGATATCAAAGATAATCTGTACGGTAAAAACGGAGATATGCACTCTGGGTTTGACCACATGAGGTTCTATGAAGATGTTGTTAAGTGTCCACACCAGTGGATGATTACCTATAATTCCAATGAGATACTAAAAAAACGATTCTCTGATTACTTTTTTAACGATTGGGACTTGACTTATACAATGAGATCGACTAGTATGTATGTGGATGCTCAAAAAGAGCGGAAAGAATTATTGATAACAAGTTACGAGAGAGAGGTAGAAGATGCTAGACCTGAACAAAGTAGTTAACTGGGAAAAGGTTTTTCGTGTTATTGACTCGACTCAGACCCTAAAAAGAAATCAAACTCGTCCTCTTCGTACAGAGATTATCGAAATGGCAGTTGATAAGTACAGCAATGGTAATCTAAAGTATGTTGGTGACAGCGCAGACGGTATGGATTTTGAAGGTGCCGATGGTCTTCGCTATGAGTGCAAACTTCAGCACAAAATATTTCAACCACGTACTCAGCACACGGCAAAGGTTACTTTAAAAAATCACCGTTCCAAGAAACAAGAGATAACACGAACTTTCGATAGGATGATTTTCATCGACGAGGGTCAACGAAAAGTTGGCGTTGTTGATTATGATAATTTGAATGTACAAAATCTTGATGCCGTCGCAAATTGCTGGGTAGATGATTGGCGCACAAAAGTTAATATGGTTGCCGAAAATGTTTCGCGAACTCAATCAAATTCTGTAAATCTTGAAAAAGTTATCTTTGACGCAATTAAGCAGGTGCTTTAATTATGCCTAAATATTATCAAGCGAGTTACATGGGACCAAACGACCAACCTTATCAGTTTTGCGACACTTCTCAAACTACTATTGAGAGATTAGCAAAAGAGAGAGTGCTAAAAGAAGCAACACCAGTTTATGTTGAGGCAGTAGAAATTCCTCCATTATCCCTGAAAGGTTTCGTAAATACATTAAATTTAGTAGAGAAACCTATCAGTAGAGAGGTTATAGCAGTCTTCGCCCCTAGACAAACTGGAAAGGGGCATTTAGTAGCAAAAAAGTTGAAATTAGAGAAAGTTTATAAACAAACTAATGACATTTCTTTTCACCCAAACTTCAGATTTTTATCGGAGATAGCATAACTTGGAAAACATTTACCTATTTGATGTAGACGGCACACTTACACCAGCAAGACAAGAAATGGATAAACACTTCCACACTTTCTTCACGAAATGGATGGAGGGCAAAAAAGTTTATCTTGTTTCTGGTAGTGACTACCCAAAGATACAGCAACAAATACCCGAGGACATTCTACTTTCAGTCGAGGGTGCTTTCGGTTGTATGGGAAACACTCTACATAAACGAGGCAAAATGGTTTATGAGCATAACTTTATTCCAAGTCAAGCACTTATGAGTTATTTGGTAGGTAGACTACAAAGAACAGAGTATCCAAACCTTTGTGGAACCCACATAGAAGAAAGACCTGGGATGATAAACTTCTCTGTCGTAGGCAGAGGAGCAAACCAACAGCAAAGAAAAAACTATGCTGCTTGGGACCGTCAAAGCGGAGAGCGACAAGACATAGCAAACTTTATCAATAAACACTTTGACTTACTCGAAGCCTCAGTCGGTGGAGAGATAAGCATAGACATTTATCCTACTGGTTGGGATAAGTCGCAAGTCCTCGAATACATTGAGGAAGGTGACTATCATTTCTTTGGAGACAGAGCACACGAGGGAGGAAATGACTATGCCCTCGCAAAAGTTCTTGACAAAGAAAAAGATAAAGTTTATAATGTCGAAGGTTATAAAGAAACGTGGGAGTTTCTTAAATTATTTTAGTTATTTATGCTCCCGTAGCTCAGTTGGTCAGAGCAGGCGGCTCATAACCGCTCGGTCGTAGGTTCAAGTCCTACCGGGAGTACCAAAGGAGAGTTATGTACTGGGGTCTAACAATGTTTGATTGGGTTTTTATTATTAGCCTTGGAACTTTTCTTTCACTTTTTTCAGAAAAACCCCTTGACAAGTAAAACAACTTTATTATAATATAAGAATGTTGCCACCCAGAGTAGGGAGTAACATTCAACCTCGCTTATAAAAAGGAGAAGATTATTATGACAAGTATTATTAAGCACCACCCAAGACTATTGGGAAGGAATGTTTTTGACGATGTGTTCGACTCGTTTGTAGTGGACTTTCCTCGTCATCTAAAACAAAGCACACAAGGTTATCCAGTTGCGGACATTTACAGCGACGACTCTGGAAACACTGTAATGGAGTTTGCCCTCGCTGGTTTCAGCAAGGACGAACTAAATATTGACATTCTACCAGACAAGCGCAGCATTACGGTTTCGGCACAAAGCGAAACCGATGATGGTCCAGCACAGCGTAGGATTGCACGTCGTTCTTTCAAGAAGACTTATGTAAACTACGACAATAACCTTGACCTTACAAACACTTCTGCTCGTTTTGAGAACGGTCTACTCACAGTAACCGTCCCACAACGTGCTGAAATGCAACCTGTTTCTGTCTCTATTCTATAACTCCTTGTTGCTCTTTGAAGGGTGGTAGTCATTTTGATTGCCACCCTTTGTTTTTCACTTGACTTTCGTAAAAAACTAAAATAGGATTATCTTATGGAAGTTGGAGAATTAATAGTTTGGAGACAACAAATATGGGTTGACTCTATGGAGGAAAGTCTAGCCTATTCTGAAATTGTCGGGATGCTTACTCGTATTCTCAAGGTTGACATACAAGACGAAGAACTATTTGAGATAAAAACTTTCAAAGGTGAGACTATTTTAGCACCGAGAAGCGAGTGTTCTGCTTGGTCTTGCCCTAAGAACCCTGGATGTTATTGCGGAGCGTGCCACTAATGAAAGTAGACGAAAAAAGACCCTGGATAATGAATAACTCTTGGACTTTAGAAGAGTTTATCCACGAAATGCTTTCTTATGGAACACCAGTTGAGTTGTCCCTCGTTGGCAACTTTGACGCAGAAGGTCGAGGAAGTAGGCGAGACATAGACTTAGATTGGCACCGAGATGGAGACTACACAAAAGATAAAGCCGAGAGGATTGATATTGTTGGTCTTTACTGTCTAAACCCAGGCGGCACGATGACTATGGTAAAAGATAGTCATTACGAAACCTTACTGGAGACTTGCCTACAGAAAGGTCAGTCGATTATCTTCGACAACAAGCGTTGTCTTCACGCTCGTAAGGGACCGATAGGAGACAGACTACTCGTAAGAATGTGGGTCCAGAAAGATGAAAGTCGGTGATTTAGTTAGACTAACCGAGTATGGTTGTTTCCATCCAGAAGATGATTATTTAGAACTTGGAATAGTTCTGGAGATAAAAGAAGATTATTACAACGTTGGAGACGGACCAATTCTTAGGTCAGAAGGTTGTCACATTCGATGGTCCAACGGAACATTTTCAGTAGAACCCATTCAGTTTATCGAGAAGGTAACTTGACAAATGAAAAAAACTTTAGTAACATTATTATCACTTGGTCTTCTTGGTTGTTCTACCTGGGCAGACAGAAGATGCGAGAGACATAAGATAGGATACTTTAAAAACTTTTGTTTAGCAGATAGAAGCGGAGACATAAGTTATTGTGAGAACATTAACGACCATCTCCTAAAAACAACTTGTAAAGCAAAGGTCCAGAGAAGAGAGAGAGTTTGTTATGACATAGAGAACACACAAGATAGGCAATGGTGCCTTACGATGATAAAGTAGACAATGCCGATGTGGTGGAATAGGTAGACACAACGGACTTAAAATCCGTTGAGCAATTTGCTCGTGGGGGTTCAAGTCCCCCCATCGGTACTAATTATCAGAGAGAAGAGAGGAGAATCTTTGTCGAACTTATTAGCAATCCAATGCAAAGAATGTAAAGAAACTCGCTACAAACAAGACTTTGTCCCAAGCGTTGGAGAGCAACGCTTCGCAACTTGCGATTGCGGAAACATAGAAATAGCAACTAAAGCAATGGAGGGAAGTTTTATTCCCTGGTATGTCACAGTAAACTACAAACGCTCAGAACCGCACATTTTCGAGACAGACGGCGAAAGAGAAACGACTAGAAGAAAAAAAGTAGTTGTCGGAAAAGAAAACTCTTGACAAATAATAAAAACTAAAATAGAATAAGAAAATAAGTAATAAATAAGCCTCCGTAGCCAAAATGGATAAGGCATCAGATTTCTACTCTGACGATTTGCAGGTTCGAGTCCTGCCGGGGGTGCCATGTGGGGGACACAGACCAGAGAGATGTATATCTCGTGGTTGCGTAAGCGTGAGATGGATTTCTCGTTTAGGCTGTGTCTGGGTAGGGAAGTTGGGAACCCTATCATTTTTTTGTTGACAAATAATAAAAAGTAAAATATAATACGCTTCAACATTGACTTTTGGTTTTTTAGAAACTATTTAGACGACACAAAAAAAGAAAGGAGAAAAGTTTTATGTTTACAGCAGCATATATTTTAGGTTCTTGTGTAACCGCTGGCGTCATTGGCGCATCCAACCGAGTAACAGGCATCAACAAACTCTACACCGTTGCAAATGCCGTTGCCTTCCCTCTTTGGTGGACCCGTTTCACCCTCACCGATTCTTACTAAAAACTTCTTGACATTCTAAAAAAATAAAAATAATATATCCACATGAAGAAAGGAGACATAGTAAAGTTCATTGGATGGAACGACCCTCACAAGGATAAACTTGGTATTATTACTATGGTCAACCCTTTGGACATACAAGTTCACATTCCAGAAACAAACGAGAAGATATGCCGTCTACGCAGACACTTGGAGGTAGTCAAATGAATAGGTTAGTCCCTGGCAATCTTTACAAGTTTCAGTATATCAATCGGACCAACGAACACCTAAACGGCAAACTCGTTATGTATCTAGGAGAGGACCACATCAAACGAGCGGACGGAATAGTCATAAAGAACTTCCGTGCTCATGTAATAGGAAATGACCACCCTGGTGTGTTTGACGATGGAATGCGCCACTATCTAAAGGATATTGACTAAATGAAAGTAGGCGACCTCATAGAATACACCGTTGTCGGAAGCAAAGAGAAAGCACTCGGCATCGTCTTGAAAGACCTTGGTTATAATATCCAATATAATGAGCAAGCGGTTTCGGTTTACTGGTTCGATAGTGAACTGCGAACTACTGAAAGAAAAAACTCACTCCCTGATGGCTATGAGGTAATAAGTGAAGGTAGGCTCCCTAGTTGAAGTACAACACATGGCAGATAGAGACGTTGCTATTGGTGTAGTTGTGGGACATCAAGATTTGAGCGATTGGCACATAGTAGCATTCCCTCACCAAGATATGAAGGAATACTATATCCAGGGTTCACGATTAAAATGCTTGACAAATAAAAAAAATAAAAATAATATACCTACATGATGAAGAGAGCACTACAAGTTGGCGATTTCGTAAAAGATGGATACTCTGGTCGTTCTCGTCGTGTTCCAGACCGACACGGTTTTATTATCGAGGAGGCTTCTATTCCAGGCTCAATATGGAAGGAATACAAAGTCCTCTGGACCAACGGTGAGATAGGCAATAACATTTATCACTATGACTTGGAGTTGGTAAAATGAAAGTAGGTGACTTGGTTAGATATCGTCAAGGTTCCCTCGATATGATTGGGGTGTTTGTAAAGCAACTTTGGTGTGGCGATTGTCTTGTTCACTTTGCGGAGAAAAATCAAAAGATAAGAATTGGTCCACGATACTTGGAGGTCTGTAAGTGAAAGTAGGCGACCTTATTCTACTACCGCAAGGATTTAGGGAACACTGGGGTTTGACTTCTCTTTATGGTCTACTAACGGAGAAAATACCCAGGACCGACTATCTCCAATTCGATTGGAAAATCTTTGTTGATAATCGCTATGTTACAGCGGGGAGACAGATAGAAGATGCTATCTTTTTAGAAAACTACTTGACAAAAGAAAAAAATAAAAATAATATACCTACATAACGATTGAGAACCGGGAGGAACAAATGTCATACACCAGAAGCGTTTACTGTTCGTTTTGTGGGAATAAAGGGCACAACCGAACAGGTTGTGAGAGACGCAAGGAATACGTCAAAGAGAATCCAAACTCCTGGGAGGCAATCAAAGAGCAGCGTAAAGCACAGCGACGAGACGAGATAAAAGCAAAAGGTGGTCGTAAGTGTTCCTACTGCCTGAACCGAGGTCATACCGCTCGCAAGTGTGAGGTAAAAGTTCAGGACCGTGTTCGTCTTGTTGATACTCTCGCAAAAGAGAGAGCCGAGGGTCTGAAAAGGATGAACGAACTGGGTTGGGGCGTTGGTGCTCTATTCGAGTGGAACAATCGTTGGGATAACGATAAACTTATGTATATGGTTGAGAGTGTTGATTGGGAACGCTGGACTGATTCAGATATGGTTACGCTTATCGGTCTAAATGTTGCTAATGTTAATGGTGACGACGGTGATTGGAGGAAACCAAGAACAATTTCTTTTACGGTTGCTATACACCCTGATGCTGGAAACGTCAAAACGCCTCTTGTCCCTCGTCACGCAGAGCAGAAAGCACCAGAGGGTTTTCTTGACGGGACTATGTTTATCGAAGGATACTACTTTCCAAAGGGCGAACCACGTAAATATGTCCACGAGCGGATTCAAGAGACAGGTAGGGTCGAATGAACAGAGGAGAGAGAATGGATTACGAGACAACCGATAGAGCAAGACATTTTGTAGTTAGAAACCTTCTGGATATGGAGGGCAAGATTTCAGACCTTGAACACGCTATGGAACGGGGAGTTGTGCCTATTCGAGACTTGCGAAGTGAGATGCAAATTGAATTGAGCACGCTTCACTCTCTATTATCAGGAATAGATACGGGCGCTATTGTCCCTATTTATGATGACGAGGATGATGAACCCAAGTTTATGCTTCATCCTGACCCAAGTCCTGCGCTAAACGATGCTTGGGCAGAAGTAAATGAAATGCTTGAAGAATCTTTTATTCTAAATAACGATGAGTGGTATCTTTATCTTATTTCTTGATAATTATCAATAGATGTCTTGACATTTATAATAATAAAAAAGAGAGTAGGGTTATGAAGCGAGCACTAAAGGTGGAAAATTCAGTTGTCGTCAACACAGTAGAGACGCTACCAACAGGCGTCAAGGTCTTGACGATAGACTATTGTGGCGACTACACACAAATCCCACAGGCATTACTTTACGAGGGTAAAGTATATGGTCGCTCTGGTTGGAATAGTGACCGAAACACAGTTTATTTTAGAAGCGACATAAAGTTGGCTTTTTCTATTGACAAATAAAAAAAATAAAAATAATATAGGTGCATGATGAACGAAACATTCAATCTTGATCACCACATTCTTTCACTTCTACAGTCGGAGCCGTTCTTTGCTGCTCTGTCTCGTCGCATCAACAAGCGTGCGTCGGACCACATTCCTACCGCTGGCGTTCGTGTCAACCCAGACACAGCACAGTTTGAGATGCTTTACAACCCTGAGTTTTTTCAAAAACTTACGGCAGACCAGCGTCGTGATGTTCTAAAGCACGAGTTCTACCACCTTATCTTCGAGCACGTAACCTCTCGTAAACCAGAGGACATCAACCCTCGCATCTGGAACTTCGCAACCGACCTTGCTATCAACTCGCATCTAACCCACTTACCAGAGGGTTGCCTAATGCCTGGGGTTGGTCCATTCGAGGACTTCCCTCGTGGACTATCAGCGGAGCGTTACTTGTCTCTTCTAATGAAGAAACAACAAGAGCAACAAGAGCAAGGCGACGGTGAAGGTGGCTCTGGCGACGGTCTACCAGACGAGGGACAGTTTGACTCACACGACGAGTGGGCAGACGGAGGCGAGGCAGGTTCACAAGCCGCTGATATTGCTAAGGAACGTATCAAAGACTTTGTAAAGAAATCAGCAGAGGAGGCGCTTAAGCAAGGTTCACAAGGTTGGGGTTCTGTTCCGGCAGACGTTCGTAAAGACATTATGGACCGTCTAACTTCTCGTGTTGATTGGAGAAAAGCACTCCAATACTTCGTCAAGACCTCTCGTCGGTCTAACCGTTCCAGCACCGTGAAGCGAGTAAACAAGCGTTACCGTTACATTCACCCTGGTAAGAAAGTCCAGCGTCGTGCTAAGTTGGCGGTTTCTATTGATATGTCTGGTTCGGTCCACGACGGAATGATGGCGCTATTCTTCTCCGAGTTGGAGAAACTTACAAAGTATGTAAGTGTAACCGTTGTCCCATTCGACACACGAGTTGAGGACGGACTAGTTTACGAGTGGAAGCAAGGCGCAAGTCACAAGTTCGAGCGTGTTATGTGCGGAGGCACGGACTTCAACGCTCCAACAAAGTGGGTAAACGATAAAGGTTTTGACGGACACATCATCCTCACAGACATGGCAGCACCGAAACCGGTTGCTTCCAAGTGTCAGCGAATGTGGGTAACTACCCAGGATTGTTTACGGTACCAGCACTTCCAGACCAACGAGCGCATTATTGTGGTCGATAAGTAAAAAAGTTATTGACAAATAAAAAAAATAAAAATAATATACCTACATAACGAGTTGAGGAGAGAAAGCAAAATGACACGTAAAGACTTTGAACTTATTGCTGACGTTCTGAATAACTATCACACAGGCGAGAAAGCGCAAAAGGACACCGTGGAGCAAATTGCTCTAACCTTCGCCCATCGTCTCCAGGCGACTAATCCTCGCTTCAACGTCCAGCGTTTTGTTCAGGCGTGTACCAAATAGTTCTTGACAAATAAAAAAAATAAAAATAATATATTCTCATAACGGTTGGAAAACTAGGAGAACTAAATGAGCGTTGACTTCAAAACATTTCGCACTGTCGCCCCTTTCGTCATTGATGTCCGTAAGCCTATCCTCATTCGAGGTCGCCACGGTGTCGGCAAGTCCGAGGTAGTTTACCAGTTGGCAGCAGACCTTGGTCTGCCAGTTGTCGAGCGTCGTGCTTCACAGATGACCGAGGGTGACTTGCTTGGTATGCCTTCACCAGAGGCAGTCGAGGTCAACGGTCAACAGGGTTCCAAGTTCAACCCATTCGAGTGGTTCCTGCGTGCTTGCACAGAACCAGTTTGTCTGTTCTTGGACGAGGTAGACCGTGCTACAACCGAGGTGCGACAAGGTATCTTCGAGTTGACTGATAGTCGCAAGATTGCTGGTTGGTCGCTCCACCCTGATACTATCGTTATCTCTGCCGTCAACGGTGGCGAGCATGGTTCACAGTACCAAGTAAACGAGATGGACCCGGCAGAACTGGACCGCTACACCGTGTTTGATATCGAACCAACCGTAGAGGACTGGTTGGATTGGGGTTCTGATAATGTAAACTCTGTTCTATGGGACTTTATCAACCAGAACCGTCAACACTTGGAGCATACTGACGACTACGAGCCAAACAAGGTTTATCCTTCTCGTCGCTCTTGGAAGCGTCTAAACGATTGCCTGGAACAAGGCAAACTATTCGAGGCGAGTGCTGACGAAACTATTTTATTCAACCTTTCACAAGCGTTCTGTGGGTTGGAGGCAGCGGTTGCGTTCCTTGACTTCTACAAGGCATACGACCGTCAAGTGACTTGGGAGCAGGTTGTAAACGAGGGACAGGTTGAGAAAACCAACGCCTTCGACATTAACGAGCACGCTGCCCTGGTAGAGAAAGTGGAGCACTCTGGTATTCTCTCGACCGAGTTGACTAACACCCAGGTTGAGAACCTTGCGCTTTACTTTGACGTTCTACCAGCAGAGATTGCTATGAAGTTGTGGAGCGCAGTAGGCAAAGGTGCCTCTGGTGAGAATGCCGAGACACTAAAAAACAATATCGTTCGCTTTCACTCCAAGGTCCAGAGCAAACTTCTAACCCTTCTCGGACAAGGTTAGAAATAATGGAGGTCAGGTAAGAAATTGCTTGACCTCCTAAAAAAAATAAAATAATATGCTTGGGTAGGTCGAAGAGAGAGGAGAGAAGAGAGAAATGAAAATAGAGCGTATTGACAACCTACTCAAGTCCAACCAGTTGACGAACTGGGAGCAGGACTTTTGCCTATCTATCCACAACCAACTGAAGCGAGGTCGCAAACTTTCAGCAAAACAAATAAGTCTTATTCACAAAATCGAAGGTAACGCCGCCAAGTTAGTTGTCGGATATGACCAGTGGGCAAAGCAATGGGACGAGGACAAGCGCCGTCTTTGGAATATTGCTATGGACTACTACGAGCAAAACCGACCCTACTTCTCAAACGAGGTAGATAAGCACAAGGAAGCGAAGAGAGAGGAGAGAGAATACATCCCGCCACAGCGGACATTCAAAAAGATTACAGAAAACAAATACATCCAGAAAATTGTAAATGAACTAAACAAACAACCCGCTTTTAGTGCTGGTTCTATCGTCGCCTTACGTGCTAATGTTGGTCTAGCGGACATTTCAGGTGCCAATCTCTACAAAGAGATAAAAGAATTACAGTCCGTTCCGTTATTCGTTATGGCGGTCCTCGACACCGTTGGAGCATCTGCTAAGGGCGCACGAGAATACCAAATACTTCCGGCAGGTTGGACGAGAACAATCAAAATCCAAGAACGTCATATCAAGAAAGCCAAGCAATAACAATAAGTTTCACGAGGAGATAAAAATTATGAATGACTACACTGATTACATGGTTCGCTCTTACATTTCAGGTTCAGTTGACGAAGCACGAGAGCGAACGCAGGACGCTAACGAGATTGCCTTGCTAGACTACACCGAGCGATACTTGCTTGATATGTACGACAGCGGACAGATGGTTGCTAGTTGGGAGCGTGACGATGACATTCCTACTCTAACAATGGCGCATCCTCCGCAAGATAGCGGAATGTTTACGGATTCAGGCACAGGATATTTAACCTTCTAATATCATTAAGGATAAAAAAGTGAAAAAAAAGTAAAAAAAAGTGAAAAAAAGGGTTGACGATTATCTAATCTGTGCTATACTTGGGTTGTAAGTTGGTTGATTATCTTTTCTCACAAACGCCGGAGGCGCTAAAATAATGACTGCACTTATCACTTTCGTTCTCTTCGCCACTCCCTTCGTCTTTGCTGCCAAGTCTAACGCTTGCTAAAAAAAGTTCAAAAAAAGTAAAAAAAGTTATTGACCGGGCATTGTGCCTATGGTATAATGCCCTCACCACATAGCGAAAACGGAGAAACGAAAACATGCAAGACTTCAACCTAACCATTGACTTCGACCTTGGCACCAACACTGTAACCGATTGCCTACCTATGGATACTTTCGATGTCTCTTCGCTCAAAAAAGAAACGCCAGAGGGTCCAGAGATGGCAGTTGCTCCAGGCGATGAAGAGTTGGACGCCCGTGCTCAAGAGTTGGAAGCCATCGAAGACTTTATCGCCAAGAATGGTGTTTCCGTTCCTACCGCCGAGGACTTCACACCTAAAAAGCAATCTTGGCGAGGTAAGAAATCTAAAAAGACTGATGGTCAAGTTGCTGCCGAGCGTCGTGGGCGTCCTCGTAAAACTTACACAAAGACTATGACGTTCGTTATGCTTGACGCCGATACATTTATGCGTGCTGGTCGAGGACGTGGAAAAGTGGGCGAGGTTCGTAAGTCTTTTGAGATTCATCACACTCACGTTGACACCGTTTCGGTTGGTAATTGGACCGGCGACGAGTTGATTGCTATGGGAGTTGAGTAATGGACTTTGCACCTTACGCAAACTGGGAAGCAATCGCCTTTGTAATGGCATGGGGCGTTGGTTCTATTCTGGTTGCTATGATTATTGAGAAACATGACGGAGGATAAAAAAGTAAAAAAAGATAAAAAAAGGGTTGACGATACTCGAATTTGTGCTATACTTCCCTTGTAAGTTGGTTGATTATCTTTTCTCAAAACGCCGGAGGCGCTAACACTTTGACCCGCTACGTTCCATTCAAAGTTACTTTCGAGTTTACCGCTAAGAAAGGTAAACTTTTCTCTGAAACCTTTTGGGCTGCTAGTGCTCGTCAGGCTCGTGCTAAGGCGAACGTGAATGGTCCTGGGTTTATCGTTATTCACTCTGTCGAGGAGGTCATCGGTTAATGAGCGCACTATACAAAATCACTTACACCTGTCTCGTAAATGTCAACGGTCCTTATCGACCCGAGCGACTTGTGGAGCAGACTGCTACCGAGGAGTTATGGCTTTCAGACGAGCACAACTCGTTTGAGACAGCACGGAGCGTCTTTGAGAGTCGTTATCGTGGGCAGACCGCTAAGATTGTAAACATTATCAAAGTCACCGAATACTAGAAACCGGCGAGGTCATAAAAATGGAAACCTTAAAAACCCTTATCTCCAATGTCCTAGATAACTCTGAGTCACTTTGCCTTGATAGTGCGGAGGACAAACAAACCCTTTTAGATTCTATCATGGAAGCACTAAACATAGATGACCAGACAGTTATCCAGATGATTAAAGATAGTGGTGCAGATGTTCGCTACTACGAAGGTCAATACGTAGTCTACACTAATGTTGAACTGATAGACAAAACAGAAACAGAAGAAGAGTGGGGAGATTGGTTCTAATAAGGTTTATTGCGGAGGTCATAAAGAAAACAATTGTTTTAAATGCTTTTAGAATAGTATAGGTTCTAGTTAGTAGCACTCAAACAAAAGTCGGAGAGAGAATACCAATGCAATACATTATATTTTCAGTATACATTATGATGCTTCTAAGTCCTTACCTATACGTTGGCAAGAACACACAAACAAATAAATAAGAAACCAATAAGAGAGTAACCCTAACACCTAGCATAGTTATTATGTGGGAGGTAGTACAAAGAGACAAGTAGCAAAGAGTATCCTAGTGATAGTTATTTGTTTCTGGTTAGCACATAAGTTAGGGTTATGGTTAGGGATGTAATAAAGTGGGTCGAAGTGGGAGAGAGTGTTGAGGACGCAAGAGGCGCAAGAGGTGTACGCATTTAGTATCCCTATATAGTACAAATGTCAAACACTTTTACACCTACAACCGAATAAAACGGAGACACCCATACATGAGTAACCCTAAGCAAAACAAAACCCATATAAAGTCTAAACTGTTGCAAATACGCAACCCTTATGCTCTCCACGCTCTACGCCGTAAGACTTGGGTAGAGATTAACAAGCGAGCAGAGGCCTCAAAACGGGCGTGTAAAGAAAATAGACAAAAATGGGAAAACGAATAATATCAATAGGTTAAATTAGCAAACCCCTTAAGGGGAGAGAGACTTTTAGGAGGCAATTTATGACAGTCAAGAAACGTACCAAAACAAGCAAAGACCCTTATGCTACCATTAGAGCACTATCAAATGCTACACACCTAGAAGTACAGCACTTTTTGCCTTACGTTGTGGGATGGCTTCCTAATCCTAAAGACCCTTTGCTAGTGGACATGGATTCTGTTAGTGTTGCATTATTGCTCTATGCACTTAATGGACAGTTGTTTGTCTCAGGGGGAAAAAAATACACACACTGAATCCCTAATACCCTCGGCGGTTTAGACTCCCTTATCCACAGTGTAGCAAATATACACATGTCCAAAAGTCTAAAAGGGGAAAATAATACACAGTGTGAGAATAAAAACCACAAGTGTAAAAACTGTTGACACAGGGGTACCCCCTCCCCCCTACCCCTATACCCGGAGGGTATGTCACCCAATGGTGGCGTGGCGCTCGGCGGCGACTAAGTACAAAAACGACACGCCCCCAATTTTCCGAGATTCCAAAAAATCGCCCCAGATTTTTTTGAGACTTTAAAAACCCAATAACTATTTACTTGTAAAAGAACACCCCGTTCTACCCCAGGACACCATAGGAGTATAACACATGAAGATAACCAAGTCAACACTAAAACGCTTAATCAAAGAAGTATTACAAGAGCAAACCGATCCCCGTGGAGCACTTGAGGGTACGGTTGACGCTGCCATTGCAAGAGCCGCAGAAAAACTCGCAGGTAAAAAAAGCGACGACGTGGGCAAAGAATTAAGGGACATACAAGGCAAACTAGCCAAAGAAATAGCAGACAACTTTTTAAAGAACTTTGACGCTAAACAAAAAGATTAACACATGAAACTAACAGAGTCAACCCTAAGACAGATAATAAGAGAAGAACACGAAAAAATCCTAGAAGAAGGCATGGTTCAAGATGCACTAGGATGGGTGAAAAAGAAAGGGGTTGCAGGTAAAGAACAATTCAAGAAATTCCTAGTGGGATTAAAGCAAGAATTGTCAGAGACCAAAGAAGGGGTACTTCTGCTAAGAAAAATTATGCGAGGAGAAAAATTAACCCCACAAGAAGTCGAGTTTGTAAAAGAACAAGCAAAAGACATTACATTGGGGACTGCCTTGTTGGGTCTTTTTATTTTACCAGGAGGCGCTTTCTTAACTGCTGCATTAGTCAAGGTGGCTAAAAAGTTAGGGATTGAAATAACTCCATCTGCTTTTAGAGAAGAAGTAGAACTAAGAGAAGAAATAAGAGAATTAGATATATGGGGAGGCATGGACGACTAATGACAGACATTAACAACGGAGACAAAAATTCCAAAGTAAAAGAACTACAACGGGCACTAATCCGTATAGGGTACCCTCTAGACCGTTGGGGAGCAGATGGGCAGGTAGGGTCAGAAACTTTATCCGCTATCGCACAGTTTTGCGACGATAAAGAGTTAGGATGCTCTGACATTGACGATGGAATCATCCGAGGGTGGGTTGTGGACGAGATTCTAAAAGAATCCAAAACCCAAAAAGCAGATTTACACCCCCTAGTAGAAGACGTTAGAGCGGACGAGTACCAAAAGTGGACCCGTAGAAATAAAATAACTGCCATAGACACAATCTGCCTACACCAAATGGCAGTAAAAGACTCAGATGATAAAGGATGGCACCGTTGGCGCAGACTAGCCATTCACTGGGTAGTTACCTGTGGAGATTATGCTAAGGCTTACCAACTACACGATGTAGACCTTAGAGTACCCCACGGTCACGGTTGGAATAGCCGCTCTGTTGGTTTTGAGTTTGAGGGATACTTTTCGGGCATAGGCACAGAAGAACGATACTTCTGGAAACCTAAGTCACGCCCTAACCGCAAACCAATGATACCTACCGAGCAACAGATAGAAGCCGGTAAAGCCGCTATACGCCTTACCGTAGAACAAGTATCCGCTCTTGGCGGTGAAATCAAATTTATTGGCGCTCATAGGCAATCCTACGGCATGAAGTCTTCTGATCCCGGTTCTCTTATTTGGCAAGGCGTAGCCCTTCCCATGATCGAAGAATTGGGTTTAGCGGAAGCACCTACCCTTCCCCACCATAAATATCCAGGTAAACCCATCCCCGAAGCATGGAACCCCGCTAATAAGGGCGTTAAATACTAATGAAACTTATTCTTGAACGATGGAACCAATACCTCCTAACGGAAAATGTTGCTTACTCTGGCGTGGTTTTAGACGACAACTCACACCAGGAACTACTGGATAAGTTCGATATACCCGAAGGATGGGAAGAAATAGCCCATCACATGACTATTACGCTTGGACCTCTTTTGCATCCAAAAGGCAAGCATGACTTTTCAAAGAACTATAGTCCTGGTGATAAAGTAGATCTTAAAGTAACCCATGTCGGGTTAGATGACCGTGCTATGGCTGTTAAAGTCGAGGTGCCCCACGAGATAAGCAAAAAAATAGCGTTTCCTCATATTACTATCGCTGTAAACCGTGAGGGAGGCGGAAAACCTTTCCACTCTAACAAAATTCCCGAAGACAATTTCGAGCCTTTTAAGGGCGACCTAACGGTTACTGGGGTTGTGGAAGAAGTCCCTAACTAAGTTAACCACTCTAAGTATAAATCGCTACTTTTAAAAAAATAATGCCTTATTACCCATGACCCGTCCTCTCGTTGCTCCGAGAACACAAGCGGGTCTTCCCCGGCAAATTTCTTTGTAAATAAGGCATCTTTTTTACCATAGAATTCAGAGTATCTACCCCTATAGACACTGAATCTAGTTTTCTTGCCAACTTTTATTATCGCTAAAGCGCCTTCAACCATTGTTATATATACTAGTTTATTTTTGGGTACAAGTCAAGTGAAAGTTGCCATATATGAAAAAAATTTTGCTAAAATGTTGGCACAACATATGCAACAATATAACCCATAGGAGGATTCATTATGAATGCATGTATTTTATTTATTTTACTAAACGGTAGCATGTGGGCGACTGACGGTTGCTGGGTTCAAAATGGTTGGATGGCAGAACCACAAGATGTGGTGTATACACAACGCTTGCCCCAACTTTACACCACACAAGTTTTTTCCCCGCCGCCACATTGGGCTAATAGTTGGCGACCTTATGCTCGCTCTTGGAGAAACTGGGATGGATATCGTTATTCCCAAAACCATCATAGACGCTGGAGACGACATAGACGGTGGTTAAATGGTCAAAGAAGACAATCCACGAGATGGACTAATAACCGTCATAGACATAGACATCGCCACGTTAGACACAATCGTAGAAGACCCCGCCACCATCACCGCCACAACCACCACTAAACCTTCCAAAAAATCTCTCTTGCTCGTTATTTTTCATTCAAACTTAACTATTTATTACGAAAATGGTATAATATTGCTGTTAACGAGGAGCACCTGAATGAAAATTACCAAATCCAAACTTAAACAACTTATTGTTGAAACACTAAAAGAACAATATGACGAAGAAGAGTTTTCTGAAGGTCAATTTGTAGAAGTTAGCATATCTGATGATGGATATGATACAAACATAGAAGTTGTTGACCCAGGAGAGTTTAACCCAACACACGGATACACTACATCAGCAAAGTTTTTAGCAAAAATAGTTAAAGTGGCTCAACGTGAGTTCGAAGACGATTAATAAAGGAACCAAAAATGAAAATCACCAAATCAAAACTCAAGCAGTTAATCAAAGAAGAACTACAAAGCATTATGGAAGCTGAAGAAATGGAAGCCGAGGTTGAAGAAACTGAAGGCGAAGGTTTAGATTTTGATAATCTACCCTCTGGCGTTTATGAATTTCCTTCCAATTATTGGATTACTGGACCAGAAAGAGATAGGGCAAAAGAAGAAGACCCCGGCATGAAAGATCTTGAAGATCACGTTATGGAAGGCGGCGAGGGTCTTATTCTTGGTAAAAACAACGGCAGCGTAAATGTGCTGATTGTGTTTCGAGACGTTAATCCGTTTACTGGCTTAGATCGTGGCGTCGGCTGGGGTACAGAAGGGTGGTCTGGTGGCGGCACAAAGGGTGGACTTAATTTATCTCCAGAGAGAGCTTTGGACTACCTTAAAAGCGGCGCAGAGTTAATCGAAGATCCAGCAGTAAAAAGTGCTTTTATGAGTGTTACTGAAGAAGACCTTGAGAATATGCCTGATAATACCTACTTTGTGGCTAAAACAAAGAAAAAAGAACCAGAAAAAGAGCGTCCTAAAAGTCGCCCAAGTCGTAGATATGACTATGAGGATGAAAGAGACGATTATCACGATAGCCCAGCCGGTATTGCTAGACGACAAGCGAGACAAGCACAAAGCTATCTTCCACAGAGAAGCAGAAGAGGTAGAAGAAGATTTGAAGAAAACAAACTAACCCAATCTCGTTTAAAGCAAATGATTAGAGAAGAGATCAAAAGTTAATCTAACTAAACCACTCAATCGAAAGATACTTCTTATTGTATTGACGTGACATTTCAACCCATTCTCCATTGGGCAACTGTTCTAGAAACACAGGCGGTCCAATGGAACCTTCCCCTGCCCAATGAAAAAAATTCTTTTTGTATAGATCATAATAGTGACCAAGAAAGATCACAAACTTAGGTGGTTCATCTTTGTATTTTATTAGAGCGAGATCCCCCTTTTTCCGCCCTTTGGAGTTTATCAACATTACGTCTTAAATAGACGCACGGAATGCCCAAAAGACCTAAACGATAGACTGCTCTGCTATAAGTGGGAGAAAGTGCTATGATTAGGGGGTGTTGGATATATGGTAGATAAAAATTTTTTTTAAATTACCTTTTGACTTCCCACTTTTCTAAACGCATTTCACCACCATGATATTCGCTTTTCCAAGAAACAATCTTTTTTGCGCTGTCTCTTTTGGACGGCAACCATTGTTCGTGTTCTTTCGCATTTTTATTAAACCACCTGACAGCAGATGAATGACTTTTAAATACACCCTCCACAGATGTCTGCGGTCCCATTGCTCTTCTGATTAACCAAACTTCCATATTATCTCCAGAATACTTGTATACAAACTATGATAATTGACAACACTAAACAGATTAAAGTTTTTGTTTCTAAAAAAGATTCTCCAAGAAAGAACCAAGTTAGAATCGAATAGATTATTGTGGATATAGAAAACCCTATAATCCTTGACGCCCAATAATAACCAGCATCCTGAACAATCCATTTTGTGCCATATAAAAACATCAAACCAACTGGGAAAGAAAACACCAATGCTGTGAATACTGGTCTTTCTTTCCACCATTCGCTCATAAATTGCAAATTAATGCTAAACCAAGCGAAGGTTTGACCTAAAATAAATATTAAAATACCTTTAAACATTGAATAACTATTTATAGAAACTTCTTTTTCTACAAGAGGATAATAACACATGAAGATAACAAAAGCAAGATTAAAAGAACTTATCAAAGAAGAAATACAGTCCGAAGTTCTCGGCACATATCTCGCAGCCCGTGCTAGAAAGCAAATGGATGATGGCGATGGAGATGGCGAAGGCGCTATGGCTGACTCTCAACTAAACCGCATTGCTGACCTTGCTACGATGATTGATGAAATGGTTGATGACGATACAAACCTTCCAGAGTGGGTAGAATCAAAAATCACAAAAGCACAAGATTATATGAGTGCTGTTATGAATTATATGAAAGGTGAACAGGCTGACGCTCAAGAAGAAGATACAATTGACGAAGAAACCTGACCTGACTTAATGTAGTTTCCGTGAGAAACAATGAATAATGTAGTATACATAGACGAGTTTAGATTAAGAAAAGACCTTGCTGAGGTTAGAGAAACTTTAGGAAGGGCAAGGTATCTTGTATCTATCGGAGTAGATGTCCCCAAGGAAGTCTTGGAAGATCTACAACTTTGGGAACTAGAACTTGAAGATAGACTAGAAAAACTCATTTTAGATTAAAATCCCAATAAAATTAAGTTATAATATAGGAAAGCCAAAGGAGGTTATTTTTATGGCTACTAATAAAGAACTAGAACAACAAGTTACTGCGCTAGAAAAGCGAGTATCACAACTTAGCGTGACAAATTCTCGTCTTCTTGACGAGGTAACTGTCCTTAAAAACAACTACACAACCCTCGTAACAGAGGTGTCTCAACGTTTTGAGGCGGTGGTTAAACGATTTCAAAAATAAAAAAAGAAAAGAATTTATAAACAAAATTAAAAGATTTTTATTATTATGAACCAAAATATCAATATCGACCTAAGCAATGTAGATAATATAAAATGTGAAGAATGCGAGAATGAGACATTTATTCCTGCATTCATTATAAAAAATATTAGTGCTTTGATGTCACCAACCGGCAAAGAAACTATGGTGCCAATTCAATTATTTAAGTGTTCTAAATGTGGACATGTAAATGAGAAATTCTTAGAAGGACTAACTAATTAATGCATGAACTCAAACAATTGGAACACTTGGAGAACTTATCTTGAGGAACTAATAGAACCCGAGTCAGTTAACACCTCCACCTTAATTTCGAAAACCTCCCTGCCTGAAGATCTCTGGACCAGGAACCAACAACTTGATCCAGAGATTCTTCAGGCAGCCCTCAATATCGCCAACGAATATTTCGAAGATCTCAAGTTAGATCCCAATGTAAAGATAAAAGATATTACCCTCACAGGTTCTCTTGCGTCTTACAATTGGTCTGATATGTCAGACTTTGATCTTCATATTCTTATTGATTTTAACCAGTTAAAAGATAAAGAACTTCTAAAAGATTATCTAAGTCAGAAATCAAGACTGTGGAATATAATTCACAAAATTCTCTTCAAGGGTTTTGAAGTTGAAATCTATGTTCAAGATACAAACGAACCTCATCATTCTGCTGGGGTTTATTCTCTTATGAACAATCGCTGGGTGCAAAGACCATCAAGCAGTAGAATGAACGTCGATTATAAAATGGTAAAAGAGAAAGCTGCCAGAATAATGGACGAGATCGATGATGCTTACGATATGTATGCTGAAAAAGATTTCCTACAAGCAAAACAAGCGGGTGATGCTATTATGGAACGTATCAAGCGTTATAGAAAAGCAGGTTTGGAAAGCGGTGGGATCTATTCGGTTGAAAATCTAGTTTTTAAAGTCCTCCGAAGAAACGATTATTTAGAGAAACTAAATAATATTAGAACAGATTCATACGATGCTTTAATGGGAGTTAATCAATAATGTCTTATCCAAATTACAGCTATGGAACAGGTCTAAGGAATGTTGGTTCTTATCAAGTTTCAGCACGACCTTATCTAACTTCTTCACTAAATGTTCCTGCTTCTGGGAATACACCAAAAGAAGTTTCTTTTGATTCAGTAACAAGATTTGTAATTATCACGAACACACTAGCAGGAAGTGCTCCTAATGTTCCTCTTCGTTTTGGTTTTTCGGCAAACGGTGTGCAGGGAATAGAAGACAGTAATTATGCTATTTTAAATAATGGAGAATCATTTGAAGCAGAGTTTAAAGTAACTTCTGTTTATCTTATGAGCGATAGCCCAAATGAGTGTAGTGCTTCTGTTATCGCTGGTTTAACAGGGATCGATCAAAGTCACCTTGCTAATAATTGGTCTGGTTCTGTGGGGGTAGGATAATGGGATTTACTGATTTAAATAAACCAAAAAAGACGCTCGGCGCTGATAACGTTCACATTGCTTCTCCAAACTCAACCTTTGGTGAAGTTTTGGTTTCTAGAAAAAACCCTATCGCTCAAGGCGATTTTGTTTATGGCATAGGAAATCAAAATTTTATTTCTTCGTCTTTTGCTGGCGCATCAATTGCCGTAGTAGATGGTCAATGTGAATTAAGCAGCGGAACTTCTGCTTCTGGCTCTGCGACAGTTCAACTAAGAAGAGGGCTAAAATACAGACCAGGACAAGGTTCTGCTTTAAAAGCAACCGCTCTTTTCTCTGAACCAGACGCAGGAAACGCTCAATTTATCGGTGGTGGAACGGCAGAATGCGGTTATTTTGTTGGTTACTTTGGAACTAATTTTGGTATTCTACACTCTATCTCTGGTTCTCGTGAGATAAGAAGACTAGACATTACAACAGGAGCAGGAACCGAAAACGTTACAGTTACTCTAAACGGTTATAGTCAAGTCGTTCCAGTAGTGGGCGCTGGCTCCCCAGAGCAAACCGCTTATCAACTTGCTAAAGCAGATTATTCGCAACTTGGAACAGGTGGCTGGTTAGCAGACGCACAGTCTGGTTCTGTTTATTTTATTTCTGCTCGTTCTGCCGCTGGTCTTACTAGCACCTATTCTGTTTCTTCTGGTGGTTCTATTGTTGGAGCTTTCACAAGAGTGGTAGAGGGTGAAGCGCAGTCTAACGATTTCATTCCTTCTGCTTCTTTTAATGTTGATAAAATGGACGGCACAGGACCAAGTGGAATGACTTTGGACCCTCAAAAGGGAAATGTTTATGAAATTGATTTCCAGTATTTAGGATACGGTAATGCTGATTTCTTTGTAGAAGACCCAGAAACAGGACATACAGCAAAGTTTCATAGAATAAAAAACGCAAACGCTAGGACAACACCAGTTCTAAAAAATCCAAATGTTGCTATTTTGGCTACCTCTGCCAATATTGGAGGCACAACAAGTAAAAAATTAAAAACTGCTTCTATGGCTGGTTTTATTGAGGGTGAAGTTAATTCACTAGATCCTAAATTTTCTAAATCTTTTAGTTTTTCTGTCGATACTAGCGGAGTTTATAAACCGCTTGCTCTTTTTAAAACAAACAGAGTTTTTAAAGATCAAAGTTGCTTTGGCGAGTTTGATGTATTGGACATAAGAGCATCGAATGAATCTGGTGGTGCAACACCGAAAACAGTAACAATAGCACTCTTTTTAAATGTTGAAGTAACTGGAGAGGTAAACTATCAATATATTGACGAGCAGGAAAGCATTGTTTCTTATGCTGCCTTAGATCCAGCAAGTAATGCTATTGTAAATATTTCCAATCTTACACCCATTTACGAAGTTGTAGCAGGAGCGGGTCAAGGCGTGTCAAAGGATTTAAAAAGTTTAAGTTTTGCTTTTGGAGTTGGTAACAACTTATTACTTGCTGTTAGTACAACCGCAGCAGTTGCAGGGTTAGGTGGAATAAGTTGGTTTGAACAGCAATAAGAAGACAAACTAACTACTTACATAAAAAGGAGATTTAAATGTCTTATCCAGATTATAAATACGGTACCGGATTAAGTAATGTCGGTTCTTATCAATCCAGCGGCAAGCCGTTTGTTAGTGGTGGTCTTGATGCTTCTGAAACTATGAGTGTAGAATTCCCATCTGTATCTAGGTGGATTTATGTTGTGAATAACACTGCTAACGTATGTAGAGTTGGGTTTTCAGAACTGGGAGTTGATGGCGCCGGTACAAACTACTTCACAGTAAGAGGTCAAACCGCTTCTGAAAGATTTGAAGTTAAAGTTTCACAAGTTTGGCTGAGTGGTTCTGGAGACGTTGATGTTTTTGCTGGTCTTACAGGTATTTCATCAGACCGTATCACTAATATTTCACCATCTGGTTCTAACTGGTCAGGTTCTTTGGGTGTGGGTTAATGATTAAGCATCTAAAAGAAAATAATGAAACTTACTTCGGACACCTCAAATTTGCCTGGAGAGCAGCATTTCACATGCTCGTGTCATCTTGTTGTCTACTAGTCCACGGCATTTTTCCATTTGTCCAAACTCCACAACTATTTAACATTGCTGCTATGGCACGCAAACTTAAGAGATGGGAAATCTACTCTTTGGTAAGAAAAATGGAAGGAAAACCTAAATAATGTCAATAAGTATCAACATAAGAGAAATAGTCCTATCACCTCCCGCTGGTAGAAATATTCAGAACCCTGTTGATACAGAAGACAACGACATCGAAGTCTTATCCTCTGTCGATGAAACCCTCGACGAAAAAAAGAAAAAGAAAAAAAAGAAGAAGAAAAAGAAAAAAGACGACCGTTGTGTCCGCATTGCTAAACGCAAATACGATACTTGGCCGTCTGCTTATGCTTCTGGTGCTGTTGTAAGATGCCGTCGTGGTGAAATCTGGAAAGGCATCAAAGAAGGCAACTGTGCCGACGAACCAGAAGAAGGATACATTGTCGAAATAGAGTTAGACGAAAAAAAAAAGAAAGCGGGAACTGAATCAAGCAAAGAATCCTCACTAAGAGACTGGTTTAAACGCAAAGGCGCAAAAGGTAAAAAAGGCGGTTGGGTAGACTGTAACACTTGCCGTAAAGATAAAAAGACCGGTCGAACTAAATGTAAAGCATGTGGTCGTGAAAAAGGCGAAAAACGAGCAAAATATCCTGCTTGTCGTCCCACTCCTGGTGCTTGTAAAGAGCGAGGACGTGGAAAGTCTTGGGGTAAGAAAACAGCAAAGGGGAAAAAAGGATGAAAATCACAAAAAATCAACTAAAAGATATTATTAAAGAAGAGATACAAATCCTAAAAGAAGAATTATCAGGTATGGACAAAGAAGCAAGCACCTGGGATGTTTTAGATCCCGGTTGGGGCGGTCACATTTCTCAATTCAGAAAGATGAGTTACTCGGATGCAAAGTTTGATACTAGAAAACATCGAAGACGCTCTCCCAACGCAAAAGATGTGGAACTAACCAAAGATGCATTATCCGTACATGTTCCACATATCGACACCAAAGAGCGTTATATACAACTAAAACGACAGGGAGAGTTTAAACCAGAAAAAATAAAAGCGTTTGAAAAGGCAAACCCTGGTCAAATTTTTATTGACTTTGTTGATGAGAACCCTGGTTCTGGTGTAACTAGGGCTTTCGTATTCGAACCTAGAGATCCAAACACCGTTTATATGGTACCAATTGCAAAAGGTCCAGATGCAATGCAAAAACAACAAGCATAAAAGGATTAAAGGACTAGAAATAATGAAACTTTTCGAACTAAAACGTATTATTCGTGAAGAAATGGACAACCTACTGTCCGAGGGTCTAAAGTTCCATTTAAAGAACAATATTCGCTTAAATGAGAACATTTTTAGACCGGGTTCAACCAAGTATTTCGAGTTATTTGCTGAAGTTCGCAAATTATCCAAAAATGGGCTCTATAAATTGGACGAAAACGAAAAATATTGGATAAATGAGACTGATATTGGCGAATTCGCCCTCTATGAAGGCAAAAAAGTGCCTCTTGACTTCCCAATGCCCCTTGATGAGAAGAAAAAGAAGGCAAAAAAGAAGAAAAATCCGCCACTTAACAAACCAACTCTTAATTCTGGTGGTGGAAAGAAGTATAAAGTCTTTGTTAGAGACCCAAAAACCGGAAATATTAAAAAAGTAACCTTCGGAGACAAGAAAGGCGGTCTAAAAGGCAACTGGAATAACGCTGAAGCTCGTGCCAACTTCGCAAATCGCCATAATTGCGCTGAAAAGAAAGATAAAACCAAAGCAGGATACTGGGCTTGTCGAGCACACAAGTATTTTGGTAAGAATGTCCCCGGTAGGTTCTGGTAGTGCGTGAGTTCCCCTTTGAAGAGATAAAAATAACCGAAAACAAGGTTATTCGCATTTTTGACGCTGAAAACACCTCAAATAGTGAGTTAATCTGGCATAAAGACCGTGAAGACCGCCAAATAACAGTAGAAAAGTCAAAAGATTGGCATTTACAACTGGAAAACGAGGTTCCGGTGAAGTTAGAGAAAGGTCAGACTTATTTTATTCCTGCTTACACTTGGCACAGACTACTTATGGGTAAGAACAAACTTATTGTGGAGATTATCAAGAAATGAAGCTTCTAATGGAAAACTGGCGTAAGTATATATTAAAGGAAGCCGACGAACTTGTAAAAACTAACGATTCTGTAATAATATTTTCTGATTGGGCTAAGGGTCATATCGAAAGAGGACACAAAGAACCAGGAAAAGGTTCTATATTTGCTGATTTTGATTTATCTTTGGTAAATAAAGCACTAGAAGAGATAGATGTAAACCCAAGTCAAGCGGTTTATACTATTAACGTTCCAGGTGTTGGTTATGACTTGGTTTTGCCCGATAGTGAGGCAAAAGAGTTAGAAAACGCACAAGAAGTAGAAGTAGAGAAAGAAGACAGACAAGGACCAATATTCGTCAAAGGTTATAAAACCTCTCAACCTCTTGAAGATTTCAAGACAGACAAACTATCAGTAGTAGTTAGACCAACAAGCGACTTACAGTATGTCCCTGAAAGTCTCAGAGAAGACCCAGAGGTAATAAGAGCACTTGAAGATAATAAACTTTATTCTGTTCTTTCTGCTTGGTCTGGTCGTGGAGACGTTCCACCAGCAAACCAATGGGGTGAAGACTGGGCGGTTGTAATACCGGAGGTTGAAAATGAAACTTCTATTTGAAAACTGGAGACAGTTCCTAAATGAAAAACTGGTTCTCAAACCAGGAGAAAACGGTTGGGATCTCTATGGAGAACTCGTAGCGCAAGCATATGAAAAAGCACCGACCTTCGAAGAATCTGCCGTTCCTGCGTTTGAGGCATTAGAACCTTTCATAAATAAAATGTTTAAACAAATAGGGTCCAGAGTAGACGTTCAGTTTGTAGATGAAGATCCTTATCCCTCCGAAAAAGAAATGTGTAAAGACGCCCTAGAAAACGGCGTTCTAAAAATCTGGTCTGGTGGAACTACTCACCCTGTCTTTGACCCAGAACTAAACTTAAAGTTGAGAGCAGTTCATGACTACATGACCCACTGTCAAGGTAAAACCGGTTTTGACCTTCGTGGTGAAATCGCCTCCTACAATAGACATATGAAAACAGTTCCTCCCGAAGCAGCAGGGGCACTTTTCACCGAGGTCGTAGGACAGGCAAGTCATTTTATAAAAAGAGGGTTCTTTCCAGAACAGAAGATTGCTATTCTCCCTGGTTTCGACTTCTTTAATGTTGGCGAGGTAGACCCAGAAATAACTGGTTATAAACTAGATAAAGAAAAGAAGGAACTTGTGAAAGTTGATTAAGTTTAAAGTATCATCAAAAATGGCGAAGTATCTCAAAGACCATCCCTATATGGAACCTAACGGTCTCCAAGAAAAGTGGTCGAAGTCAGAAAGAAGAAAACGAGCAAAGAAGTGCGACAACCCAAAGGGTTTTTCTATGAAGCAGTTTTGCGATAACCTAAACGAAGAAGAACCTTTTCAGAAAGCAGTAAAAAAGAAACACAAGAAAATGAAAATCCGTCTTGTTGGAAAAGGTGGTAATAATTATAAAGTAAAAGGAATGACTAAACCTTCTTATAAAAGATCAAAGTCGGCACCTCCCGGTTTTGGTGGATCTTTGGAAGAAAGCAACTAATTATATTTACGATTCAAAGGGGAAATTTGCAATGGAAACAAAATTAATAATGGAAAACTGGAAAAAGTTTAATGAAAATCCATATCAGTTAATGCTTGAACAGTACGATAGAAAAGTAATAAACGAAACTCAACTCTATGAAAGATGGGAAAAAGAATTTGATAGAGAGTTTAATCAACTTGAAAAAGAATTGCTAATTTTAGAACAAAGCATTGTTGATAAGGCTCGCGAGGTTGGTCAAAAAATTGGTCAAGCAGTTGGAAAAGTAAAAGACAAAATAAGTGATTTTGTTCTTGAAAAAACAATCCAGATTATGCAAATGGCAAAAAGAGCAGGATTTGCCGCTTTGAAAGCAGGTGCAAAAATTTTTGAAAAAGTCGGAAAATTTTGTAAAAATAGACCAATCTTATGTAAAATACTTGCGACATTATTACTATTTTTAGTTATGTCAGTGTTTCTTGCTCCAGAAGCACAAGCAAAATTAGCCGCTGGTGGCAAACCAATAAGTATTGATAAATACAACTTTATAAAAGGAATTGCAGCCAAATCGCAAACCTTTGATACCGCTGAACATTTCATAAGAGGAGTTGCAGAACTAGAAAAATTGCAAAATGCAAAAGAACTGGTAGATGTTAACACCTTAAAAGGTGCTGCAAAAGTCGTTTATAAACTTGGCACGAGTGAACTTAAAGATATGATTAGTTCAATAGATAGCCCAGATATACCAAAAGAATACAAGGCACAAACAATAAATGTAATTAAGTCTATTATGGATTTCGGAAGCCGAACAACTGCTGAGATTATAAATGATGCCCCTGATGCTTTTAGGGGCGTTCTTAAAACTGCAAAAGCAGTTACAGGTAAGTAAGACAATAAACTGTGAAAAACCTTTTTGAAAACTTCAAATACTTTTTAACCGAACAAAAAGCGGTTTATGAAGCGGAACTTCTCGTAAAAGCAGAAAGCGCAACTAAACTTTATGGTCGTGTGTTTGAGGCTATCCGTGGAATAGAAGGTATCACTGTTATTCGTGCCGCCGAAGGTATTCAGCGAGACCCAAACAATAATAAACTAATGAAACTTTATGTTCGTTTTTACGTTGAACCAGGAAAAGCATTAACTTACCTACAACAAGTCGGTCAAAAAATCGGCACTATGAAAGACGCTGACGGAGACCGAATTATCTCAACTCGTATCACAAAATTACCTCAAATAGACGACACTTTCACCTAAAATTCATAATTACTATATGAAGTCAATTCTCTTTTCATTTCTGGTGCTTGTCGCCTCTTGCTCCAATAAACAGGAAGATCTAAAAGAAGTTTCAGTCCAACCAGAAGACACACAAGACGTTGTTGATTTAGTTATCCAAGAAGACACTTACTCTATTTGGGAAGACCCATGTGTTGTTTGCTCTTGGTATTTCTGTGAAGATTTATCCGAGGTTTGGCAAAAACAGATTTGCGTAAATGAATGTAATGAACCTAAAACTATTGTCTATGAAGGTGAATGCGAAAAAAAGCTAGAATGCAACCCAACCCAGTATCTTATCGAAACAGATATTTCTTGTGTTGACGACGAAGGAAGGCAGGGTTTACAGGACAAAGTTTGCGTAAAAGGAATAATAAAATTTACAGATTGCATAGCAAACTGCGGTGAGGAAGTTTGTAATGGGTTTGACGACGACTGTGATGGGGAAACAGACGAAGGGCAACTAAATGCTTGTGGTTTTTGTGGGATAGTTCCGCAAGAAACCTGCGATAATATTGATAATGACTGCGACGGTGCAGTAGACGAAGATATTGTGCGTCCTTGCTCTACTGCTTGTGAGGACAACCTAGAATATTGCGTTGCTGGAAACTGGGTCTGCACCGCAAAAAAACCAAAAGAAGAAATCTGTAATGGTTTGGACGACGACTGCGACGGTCAAATCGACGAAGGAATAGAATGCTTCTGTCAAGAAAAAGACCTTGGAATGTTAGTTCCTTGTGCTGAAAACCCATTAGTTTGTGGAGAAGGTTTTAAAACTTGTGAATGTTCTGACGAACTTTGCACCACCTTCCAAATGACGGATTGTCTCGCTCAATGTCATTGGTTCCCAGACTTTGTAGCAGAAGGTGAAGTCTGCGACCCTTATTTGGGCAAGATAATCCCAGAAGAGTGCAATAATCACGACGACAACTGCAACGAACTTGTAGACGAAGATCTTTATGCTCTTTGTTATAGCGGACCACCTCAAACTATGGGTGTAGGCATTTGTAAACCTGGATTTTCTTTCTGTAAAGAAGGAGAATGGGGAAATAATGTTGAAGGTTCTTTTATTCCTGATTTCTGTTTAGACGAAGTTGCTCCTATGACCGAAGACATTTGTAATGGCGAAGATACAAACTGCGACGGCATTATAGAAAAGGAACTGGACCCAACAGACATTTTATTTATTGTAGATATGTCTGGTTCTATGACTTTTGAGATTAATGCTGTGTTTTCTGCCTTAAGTCAGTTTGCTCTTTATTACAGCGATTCAGAGGTTATAAGATGGGGACTTGTTCTTATTGCTATTCGAGAAAACGACCCTGAAACTTCTTTCCCAATAGAGAAAATGAAACTACAAACAAACCTAAATAACTTTGAAGATTTTATGTCTTCTTTCGCTGGGATAGACCCTCTGCAGCAAAGTGGAGGAAACGAACAAAGTTTAGACGCCATTTATTTTTCAATTAAAAATCTTGTTGGCGGTGGAGATTATGATGTAAATGCGGCGACTTGGTTAAATATTAACTATAATGCTGGTTCTATACCTCCAAAAGAAGAATGGGAAGTAGAATGGCGTGAAGACACAAAAAGAGTTGTTATATTATTTACAGACGAGAAACCACAATCTTATTTGTTTCCACAGATAACAGAATCAAACGTAATAGCGGCAATAGAAGCGGCACTTGACTTTAATCTTTATGCCTTTACTTCTGGTTTTGCGAATCTTCAATGGTCTTCGATTACTGATGCTTCTACAAAAGCAAAAATGATGCAACTTACTGATTCCGCAGAACAAATGTACGGAAACCTTTTACAAATCCTTGATGAAACTGCTTGTAGCGGAAACTAAAAACTTTAACTATTTAATCCTTTATGTTATAATAAAACCTCATTTGGAGGTTTTAAATGATTTCAGATATCGTAGTTGATTTACAGTATGGCGATTGCGGAAAGGGAAAGGTAACTCATCACCTTTGTCGCACAGGAGAATACACACATGTTATCAGATATAATGGCGGTTGCAATGCCGGTCACACTATCTTTCATCAAGGGAAAAAATTTATTACTCATCATATACCTGCCGGTGTATTTTTTGGCGTTCGGTCCATTATTGGTCCGGGGTGTGTCGTCAACGTGGAACAATTTTTTAAAGAAATTCAAGAGTTAGAGGACGGCGGTGTAAAAACCAAAGGTCTCGTTTTTATTGCTAAAAACGCTCACATTATCACACAAGACCACATTAACGAAGAAGCAAAAGAATCAAAAATCGGCACAACTAAACGAGGCAACGGTCCCGCTTACCGTGATAAGTTTGCTAGAACTGGAACTCGTGCCGAGGATATTGTTGAACTTCGCCCTTATCTTATTGACCTCTACGAAGAACTACACGAGAGAACACATAACCCAGTTATTCTTTTCGAGGGAGCACAAGGTTTTGGACTAGACATTGATTGGGGTTCCTATCCTTATGTAACTTCTTCAAACTGTATTTCAGCAGCGGCGCTTATGAACGGTGTTCCACCACAAGCAGTAAGAAACATTTACGGAGTAGCAAAGTCTTATGAAACTTACGTGGGTTCTAAAACATTTCAACCTCCAGGCGATATTTTCAATAAAATTCAAGAGGAAGGGCAAGAGTTCGGAGCAACAACAGGAAGAAAGCGCCAAGTAAACTGGATGAACTTAAACTTCTTGGAGAAAGCCGTTAACATTAATGGAGCAACACATATTGTTTTCAACAAAATGGACGTATTAGAAAATGTTGGTCACTTCGCTGTTAACGAAAATGGAACTCTCAAACGCTTTTCAGATGCTCACGGAATGGAAGATCACATTCGACGCCGACTTAACACAAATCATTTTGTTAAGTCTGTTGTGTTTTCTCGTTCCCCTCACGAAGTATAAGTTGAGACATTAGCAAACTTTTAACTACTTATAGTTATGAACAATATCCGCACTTATGCTAATGACTTAATAGAGTTTTTCCACCAGCGTTATAAACTACAAAACAAACCCTCCATAATCTTTGCCCAAGACCAACAAAATAGTTTAAAACCGTTAGGAAAAACAGCACATTACGAACCTGCCGCGCAATCTATCACAGTCTACACAACCGGAAGACACATGAAAGACTGCTTGCGTTCTCTCGCCCATGAATTAGTTCACCACCTACAAAATGAAAGAGGCGACCTAACGGGAATGGGTCCAACTCGTCCTGGTTATGCCCAGGAGGACGGTCAAATGAGAGAAATGGAACGTGAAGCCTATGAGAAAGGCAATATGTGTTTCCGTGATTGGGAAGACGGATTAAAACAAAAAAAGATGACTATTTATGTCAATGAAGACAAAAAAGGAGAACAGAAAATGTCTTACAAAAATTGGAGAGATAAAGAATTTGGCGAGATGCTTATGGATAAATGGGGATACAAACCAAAAGAGAAATCATTCCTAAACGAAGGAATGGGAACTTACAACCTATCCAACGCAGACTACGCTACTGCTCAATTAGAAGAAGCACCTGGGGAGAAATGCCCAGACTGTGATATGCCAGCAGACGAGTGTAAATGCTCACACGATGAAGCACACCCCGCTTCACCAGAAGCAAGAATGTTAGAACAAGAAGACCTTGACGAAGCAGCACTTCGTGATGCCGTCCGTGATATTCTCGCAGAGATGTCTAAGGGCAAATAAATGAAAATTGATTTTCGAAAAATGACGAGGGATTTTCTGTTAGGTGAATCAAAAAATCCAAGTGCTCGTGCTTATGTCGAGTCTGTTCTCCGCATTTTAGACGAAGTACGACCAAAAAGTCAAAAAGAAAATAGACAACTTTCAGTTGCCAGACAACACTTACAAGAAATAAGAAGAGTTGTTAATCAACTAGAAAATAAAATTTCACTCCTAGAAGAACAAGTAAAAATACTAGAAGAAGGAAAATAAACCTATGGGCGGCGTAGCAGGACACTTATCACATCTTTATGATAATCGTGATCTTACTTTCAACGAAATGGCAAAGATTCTACAAAAAGCCGCTTCGGGTGAACTTGTAGGAACAGAAAAAACTGACGGTTATAACATTTATCTCGGTTATGTTGATGGAAAACCTCGTGCTGCCAGAAACAAAGGTGATATGTCTCGTGGTGGAATGACATTTGAAGATCTTATTAACCGTGAGTTTCGTGGTGGTGAAGATTCAAAACGTGCTTATGTAACTGCTTTTAATTCCTATGTTAGTGCTCTTGATTCACTTTCAGAAGAAGAAAAGGCACAAATCTTCGGACCTAATGGTGAAATCTTCTACAACACCGAAATCCAAGGTCCAGTTGCTCCAAATGTTGTTAACTATGACGAAAATGTCGTGAACATTCACCGAATGGGTCATAAAAAATATAATAAAGAAGACAACACCCTAGAAGTTGTAGCAAATGAAAAAGAATCAGCATTTTTAGATAGCGTTATTGATAGATTCGAAGAAGCAACAGCAAACGAAGACTTTAGAGTTCGTCGAACTGCCTTTCTTACCCTCAATAAAATAACCGACGAAGCGTTTGTAGAGGAAGTTCTGAACCGGATTAAGCAAACTGGTTATTCAGGCAACATGACAATCAATGATTATCTCCATGATAAACTTACACCTTACACTGCTGAAAGTTTGCCAGAATTAGACGATCAAAGGGTTGAACTTCTCGTTAGAAGAATGTTGGGTGATAAAAGTGCCCCAACAACAACTCAAATAACAAAAGGAATGGACGCAGAAGTTAAAGCAAAGGTTTCAGCATTTAACAAGAACTCAAAGTTTTTAATAAAAAAATTAATTGAACCTATCGAAATGGCTATCCACGACTTTGCAGTTGAACTTCTCCGTGGTCTAAAAAGTGCTTACATTCTCGATAATGAATCCGAGGTCGAAAGACTAAAAAACGAAACTGAATCTGCTATTCGTGCCATTCAAGATTATGAAGGTCCAGAGCAAGAAGCAGCACAAGACATTTTAGTAAGACAACTCACCAAACTTAAGCACCATGATAACATCGACACAGTTGTAGAAGGTTTTGTTTTCCAACACGATGGTCAAATGTATAAGTTTACAGGAAACTTTGCTCCTATGAACCAACTTTTGGGGTTATTTCGCTACGGAAGAGGAAAGATCCCACAGATGGTCAAGGAAATGCTTCGTGAGCAAAATGAAGGCGAAACTGTCGCTATTTTACCAGGAAAATTCAAGCCTGCTCATAGAGGTCATTTGGACATGATTGAGCATTATGCTAGGTTGGCTGATAGAGTGGTTGTTTTGGTCAGTCCAAAGCCGAGAGACGGTATCACAGCGCAAACTGCTGCAAAAATTCTACATATTTATTTAGATGACGCCAACCTTACTAACGTTGATGTTGAAATTCCAGACGCTCCTTCGCCCGTAGGTGCCGCAATGAACTATGGAAAAAGACCGGAGATGAAAGGAACAAAGATTATTCTTGGTGCCTCAACAAAAGATGGCGATGCTGCTGAACGTTTCGCTGGTAATGTTCAAAAATATGCTGAAGACGCAGAAGTCCTAAATCCTCTAGACTATGCTTTCAAGCCTGTTGGTGAAGTTTTACATGCTAGTCACTTTAGAGAGGCTATTGCAAATGGTAGCGACATTGATAAGTATTTACCAGATACATCAAAAGATAGAGAACAAGATATCGTTGATATGGTAAAAAAGGAACTTACGCTAAAACCAAAAACAATTCAAAAGGAGGCAAACGACCCATTCTTGGGTATTTTTCGTGGGTTAGTTGACGAGGTATTACAGGAAAGAGCAGAAAGCGAGCAACAAAGAAAATGGGCTTGTGCTCAAATGGGTAAGAGTCGAAAGAAGTTTAAGGGAAAACCTGCTTTAAGTAAAAAAGAAGCAAAAAAAATGTGTACTGACCCTTTGAAAGAAGAAGAAATAGAAGAAACAACTGTCGCTGCAGCAGTCCAGGGCAGTCCTGGTCCAGTTGGACGAGTTAAAAGAAGAAATATTTCTGAAACTGAAGTTAATGAGGCGTTAAACTATTTATTACAGAAACTTGGAGTCTAAATTAATGATTGATCGCAATGAACTTTTAAAAGAACTGAAAGAAGCAAAAGAAGAACAGCGTCTCCGTAAAGTTGTCCGCTCACTTCTAGAAAACTACCTTGCTGAAAAACAAGATAAAGTAATGTTAGAAGAAAATAGACTTCGTGGCATTATTCGCTCTCTAATCAAAGAAGCAACCGCTGACGTTCCTGATGAGCAACCACAAAGATCAACTGGTATTAATGTTCTCGAAGACACTCTAAAAGTTATTATTCCTATTGTCGAGGATGCTTATAAGGGGCTTACAACCTCAAAAGAACAAAGAGATTCTTTCAGAGCGCACATTCTCAACGCAGTTGAAAATTCACTAACTCCAATAGATGTTACAGCAAGCGCCGAGGGAAGTCAAGAAGAAAATGAAGAAGAATTAGAAGAAGAAGTCACTTTGGACGTTGATGTTGAAGAGGACCGATTCATTCCAGTTCGAGATCAAGATAAACCAGCAGAAGAAGAACCAGCAGAACAAGAATCTTTTCAAGATCTATCAGGCATGAATGTTACCGGTCGTAATTTCGCCTCAACAACATTCAATAAAATCGAAAACCAAATTCAGGATGCTTATGAGTCTTTAGCAGATGCAGAAGATAGAAAACTTTATAAAGAATATATGCTAACTAACCTTAAACTTTATTTTGATAGATTTGAGGAAGAACTCCAACCAACCGTTCCAGAACCAGAATCACCAGATTATAATAAATAATATAAATTAAATTATATCATATAATATACTATTATTTAAACATGCCTTGGAAAAATAAAAGAGATAAAAAACCTTATACCAAATATTCTAAATTTAGTATAATAAATAAACTTAAGTTAGAAAAGAAAATAACTGACAATACCTTAAATAATATCAATAATATTGCTTTAGAAGATCTAATAGCTATTAAGTTAGAGTTGTCTACTAGATATTTATATGGTAAGTTCTATGGCATACCTATCTGGAGACTGACTAGACACGCAGTCACAGATGCTCTTTTAAAGACTGCCCTGAGCATTGCAAGAACAAAAAAAGAAGCAGCACGATTTTTAGGGGTTGACTATATGGAATTTAACCGTTATATTAAGAAGTATAATACTATTTCTTTTTTTGAAGAAACCGAAGAGGATATATGAACATAAAATTATTTAATGCAGCGAGAATAAAATATGAAGCACAGGCAGAAGAAGCAAGAGCAATGTTGGATATGCTATTTACCAAAACAGTAATGGTCGGAGAACACACAGATATCTTAAAAGAAATTGATAAATGGACTAAACTATTATCAGAAGCATTAGATAGTGTTGATGCGCTTGATGATTATGCTACTCAAAGAAAAGAAGAGGGGTTAACAACCCCTTAAACGGAGGGGTTGAAAATGTCTACAACAAGATTTACACTAGATGGAAATGGAAAAAGAGCCTACATAGGTTCACCAGTTTATTATCAGAATAGAGTTTGGTTGTTAGAGGATATTCAATACCTCAAATGGAATTCAGAACAATATCTAACCCTACAAGATCCAAAAAATAAAAATAAAAAAGTAGAGTTTGTAAGAGCAAACTTAATATCGGCAGTTGATTAATGAATAGAAAGAAAATATTTGAAAATGAACATTGGTACGTTACTAACATAGATCATATAAGTTTAAAGGTTGAAGTGAATAATGGAGCGGTTGTTACATCTGTTATTAATGATAAATCTGATTATTATTTTTATTTACCAAACTCAAAATCTAAAATGATAAATTCTAAAAAAGATTTAGATAAAAAAATAAAAAATTATTTTGATATATTTTTTAATCTAGATGAATTAACTTTTATGAAAGAGAACACAAACGAAGATAATTACGCAGATTATATAAATTTATATACAGACCTGTATTGGATTAAAAATAAACTAGGTTTGACTATTTGGAAGAGAAATTCGATTATTTAGCACACTTTTCAGGTGCTACACAAGCCCACTCGTGAATGGAAGCGTCTCTGAGACCAGATCTAATAAAACGCATTAGTTTGTGAAAAGGTGAAGAAATAGCAACATTTCTAAACTTAGCAAGAACAGAGTGAACCATTCCTACCAACTCACCTTTAGAATTTAGAAGCATAGATCCAGAAGAACCAAAAGTTGCTGGAAGTGTATAAAGATCTTGTCCCCCATCCTCACCAGCATATCTGCCTTCAAAGATAGGAACCATATCATAGTTAAACACACCCAAAGGAGCGGCAATATTATAAACTCTTTCACCTTTCTTTGGAGGTTTCATTGCCAATGGAATAACACTTACCCCAGTAGTCAAACCTTCAGCAAAAAGTAAACAAGCATCTATTTCAGCATCTTTTTTTAGTATCTCTGCATCATAAGTTTCCAACAGAATAGTTGAGACTTTCATTTTCACTTTTTGAGTGACTGTTTCTAATAACCCCGATTCTCCATCACAGACGTGCGCTGCTGTAACAATATAAGCGCCCTTTTCTGTGACCCTCACAACATAACCTGAACCAGTAGAACGAAGGTCCATAGTCATACATTTCTCACCAATACATTTTTTTAACTCAACTGTCTTACTAATGAAAGCAAAACCATCTCTTGGAAAGTTGTCCTCTATGTTTGAATTCATTGTGCCGCAAGAGATAGTCAACGACAGAACGAATATTAGGGTAGACATCATAACCCCACGCATTTTCTTATCCTCCTTTGTAAAAGGGATTATTACTCCCTTAAAATAAATAAGTGCCCCGTGCCCCTTTTTACCAACTAAACAAATAAAAAGACTATTTATAATGATTGCTTTCTCGTGTTACATTTATCAAAAGTAGATGTTTCGTGAGAAAGATCAAATGCTTAACAAAGTGAGTTAACATGGCTAAAAAAATTTATATTCTTGATACGAGTGTTTGTTTAACAGACGCAAATTGTATTCGCTCCTATGGTAATAACGATATCGTCCTTCCTTTAAAAGTTCTTGAAGAAATAGATAATAACAAAAAAAGACAAGACGGTGTAGGAACAAATGCGAGAACTGTTATTCGTGTCCTTGATTCCCTCCGTGAAAAAGGTAGTTTGTCTAATGGTGTGAGGATTGATAAAGGGAAAGGTCTAATATGCGTGAAAATGGTCAAAAGAGAAGGTCTACCGGAGGATCTAGATCTTTCTGTGCCTGATAATGAGATTATTAGCGTTGCGTTAAACCAGAAAAATGAAAACCCAAAAAGAAAAGTAATCGTGGTCACACGAGACATTAACATGCGTGTTAAGTGCGATTCTCTGGGTTTGACGACCGAGGATTTCCAATCAGATCAAGTTGTAAAAGATACAGATAATATTTATACTGGTTTCCTAACTCACTTGGTGGATGAACCTGTCCTTGACCGGTTTTATTCAGGAGAAGAAGTGTTTATAGAAAAAGAAGATTTACAACTAAATCCAAATCAGTTCCTTATGCTGATTTCAAACCAAAATGAAAAGAAAACTGCTCTTGGAAAGTTTGAATCTTATGAGAAACCCCTAAAGTTAATCAACACTAGCAGTAAAAAAAGACTTTGGGGTTTGAAACCTAGAAATAAAGAGCAGATTTTTGCTATGGATTTATTAGAAGACCCAAAAATAAATGTAGTAACGTTAGTCGGCAAGGCTGGTTGCGGTAAAACCCTTTTAGCAATCGCAGCCGGTCTTAGCCAAGTTGTAGAAAAAGAAATTTACAGCAGACTTGTAGTTTCCAGACCTATTCAACCTATGGGCAGAGATATTGGTTTCTTACCAGGAACAATAGAAGAAAAAATGTCACCTTGGGTTGCTCCTATCCGTGATAACCTTGAGTTTCTAATGGCAAACGATAAAGCAACATTAGAAAATTACATGGAAAGAGGCAAAATAGAAGTAGAAGCACTAACTTACATTCGTGGACGCTCCATAGCAAATGCTTTTATCATTATTGACGAGGCACAGAACCTTACAGCACACGAACTCAAAACTATCCTCACTCGTGTTGGCGAGGGAACAAAAATTATTTTAACTGGTGACGTAGAACAGATTGATAACGTCTACCTAGACGAAACCTCAAACGGTCTTACACACGCAGTTGAAAAATTCAAAACTTTTGATGTTTCTGGGCACGTAACTCTTCTCAAAGGTGAGAGGTCCAAAGTAGCAACAATCGCTTCTAAAATTCTTTAAACTTATCCAAATATCTGTTATATTTATCCAAAAGGAGGACAATTATGTCTGTAGATAATGAAAACCCAGATCTGCTACAAGTAGTAGAACCAGTAAATGAAATGAAAAGATGGTTGGTAAACTATGTTGGAGAAAAACTTCAACCTAAAAATGATGAAGTTAATGTTGAAATGATCATTCAGGTAATGTCTGAAGAATTTCCAGAATTCTTGATGCCTGTCGCAGAAGAAAATTTTATTCGTGGATATCGACAAGCACTAGCTGATGTAGATGCTGGCGGTGTGCAAGGTTGAAAGAGTACATAGCACAACAAGCGAGCAAGTCTAAAAAAAAATTAAATCAATATAATATTCATGGAAAACCTTTTGTTTTTATAGAACCATTCAAAAACGATATTAATCTAGATTACATTAAAAAAACAATCGAAACTCTAACTCCAGACTTCTTTTTTGATAATGTTGATAGTTTTCTTGTTGGTTATGCTGATGAGTTTTTCAAAGGTGATCGTGAATACAACGCCATGTTTAAAGACGGGGCAATCTATCTCTCACCCGATCAAGATAACGAGAAAGATCTTTTAGATGACATTCTTCACGAACTTGCCCACGCTGTTGAAAAAAGAAATGAAGAAGAGATTTATGGTGATGGCAGATTAGAAAGAGAGTTTCTTGCCAAACGAAATACCTTATACCACCTTCTAGATGATGAAGACTACGATATAGAAGACTATGAAAATCCAGAATACGATTATAAGTTTGATCAGCATCTCTATAAAGGAATAGGATACGATAAATTAAGAACTATATCATCTGGGTTGTTTTATTCACCATACGCAATTACAGCACTACGAGAGTATTGGGCAAATGGTTTTGAGAACTATTTATTGGGAGATAGAAATAAACTCAAAGAGTTGAGTCCAGTATTATATGAAATTATAGATTCTTTTTTTGAGTTTTAAGGAGTGAGCAATGAAAATTACAACAAAAACCAAAGGTAAAAAAATATTTTTTGAAATAGTAGCGGACCCAAACGCAAGAAGAAGATCTTCTCAGAAAATAATATTTAAAAATAATTCTGTAGAATCGTTATTAAGAAAAAAATATAATTTAGATGATTATGTGTTTTTAACTGGTGAAAGTGATAAACATGACTTAACGGTCTCAAATACAATTGGAAATTACACTTTTGAAAAAAAACAAGTTGACATTGTTAAAGAATCTGTTAGAATAGATGAACCGAAAGTTGAAGTTGAAGATCTAAAAATAGATGAAACTTCGTTGTCTACCGACTCTTTACAGTATGGTCTAAAATCAACCACCGTAAAGAAAAAGACAACAAAAAATAAAAAAACAGAGGGATAAATGTCTCACATATCTTACTCCGAGCTTAAAGAATGGACCGACTGCGCTTGGAAACACAAACTCAACTATATTGATAAGATCAAGCAGTTCAAAGGCAACGAGCACACTTGCTTTGGTTCCGCTCTCCACACAGTCTGTGAGGTCGTTGTTCAAGACCACGACGAAAATAAAAAGTCTGAGGGTCTAGAACAACTGTTTGAGCAGGAGTTTGTCCAAAATCTACAAAAAGTAAAACAATCCTCCCCTGATGTTGAGTTCTCACCAGAACTACTCACCTCAATGAGAACTCAAGGTAAACACATTATTCAGTTTATCTTACCTGCTTTAAAAAAATACTTTGGTAAGTTTGAAATGATTTCCATAGAGGAACCACTTTACCAAGATATTGAAAACGATAAAATCCAAAAGAAATTCAAAGGTTTTATTGACCTTGTTGTCTACACACCAGACACTAAAAAGTTTCATATTGTCGATTGGAAGACTTGTTCCTGGGGATGGGACAGTCGGAAGAAAGCAGATAAAATGATAACCTATCAATTAACCCTCTATAAGCATTTCTGGGCAAAAAAACATGGAAAAAAATATAATGAGATAACAACTCACTTCGCCCTCTTAAAAAGAACCGCAAATAAAAATAATGTTGAACTATTTAAAGTGACAAACGGCGAAAAGAAAATAGATAATGCTCTTAAACTATTGAACAAAGCCGTATATAATATTGATAAATGCAATCACGTCAAAAATAGACTTTCCTGCTACGGCAAATATGGCGTATGCGAATATTATAAAACAAAGCATTGTTCATGAGGTTTAAATGGATAAAAAAATTAAGGTCTTCACTCTTAGCGATATGCCTCTTAGTCCTAGTGGCGTTGGAACTCAAACTAGGTATATTTGTGAAGCGTTATTAAAAACTGGTAAGTTCCAAATCCGCTCATTCGGCGGCGCAATCAAGCACCCTAAATATGACCCAATTAAAACAGACCAATATGGTGAAGATTGGATTATGTACCCAGTTGATGGGTATGGCACAAAAGAATCAGTCCGGTCTTTAATTAGACAAGAAAGACCAGATATCATTTGGTTTATGACTGACCCTCGCTTCTGGGGTTGGTTATGGGAGATGGAAAATGAAATTAGACCTCTTATGCCTATGGTTTATTACCACGTTTGGGATAACTACCCCTATCCTACTTTTAATAGACCATTTTATGAGTCGAACGACTTCATCGCAACGATCTCAAAAGTAACAGATGATATTGTTAAGACTGTTGCACCTAGTGTAAAATCTCAATATATTCCTCACGCTGTAAATAGCGATATATTCAAACCAATGGAAAACAATGAGGAACTATTAAAAGAATTTAAAAAACAAGTCTTTGGTGATTTCTATGATCCAGATAAATTTATTTTCTTCTGGAATAATCGAAATGCTCGTCGTAAACAATCTGGTTCTTTGATTTTTTGGTTTAAAGATTTTCTTGATAAGGTTGGTCATGATAAAGCATGTCTCGTGATGCACACTGAGGTTAAAGATCCAAACGGTCAAGATCTTCAAGCAATTATTGAAAATTTAGGACTAACAAATGGAGAAGTTCTGTTTAGTCAACAAAAAATAGATTTGCAAAAATTATCAATGCTATACAATATGGCAGATTGTACGGTAAATATTTCTGACGCAGAGGGTTTTGGTCTTGCTACTCTAGAATCTCTTTCCTGTGGAACTCCGATTATTGTCAATATGACAGGTGGTCTGCAAGAGCAGATTACAGACGGGGAAAAAGAATTTGGTATACCTGTCTATCCTTCCTCAAGAGCGATTATTGGTTCACAACAAATTCCTTGGATCTATGAGGATAGATTAAATGGGGAAGAAGTTGTAGCTGCTATGGAAAAAATCTTTAACATGTCAAAAGAAGAAAGAAATAAAATGGGTCTTCTTGGTCGAGAACATGTAATGAGGAATTACAATTTTCAAGATTTTAATAAAACATGGGTAGATGTCATGACTAAACTCCACGAAGAAGAGGGTTCTTGGGAAACCCGCAAGTACACAAAGCGTTGGACTGTTAAGGAGGTTGCCTAATGAAAGTTATAGTAAGAGGACCAGCACTAACCAGAACTGGATATGGCGAACATTGTCGTTTTGTTCTTCGTGCTTTACGACAAGTAGAAGACTTGGATATTTATTTAATACCAATTAACTGGGGCGAATCTGCTTGGGTGTGGGAAGATAACGAAGAAAGAGAATGGATTGATTTTTTAGTTAAAAAAACTGCAATACATGAACAGTCACAGCAACAATATGATATGTCGATTCAAGTAACAATCCCTAACGAGTGGCAACCAATGGCACCAATAAATATTGGAGTTACTGCGGGTATCGAAACAACAAAGGTTGCTCCTATATGGTTACAAAAATGTAATGAAATGGATAAAGTTATTACTATTTCTGAACACTCAAAGAAAGGTATATTAGAGACAGTATATGAAGCAGTTGATAGACGCACTGGTCAACGAGCAATTCTTAAGTCTAATAAAGATATCGATGTAGTACACTACCCAGTTAAAATTTATGATGAATTACCAGATTTAGATTTGCAACTGGAAACAAAATTTAACTTTCTTACAGTCGCTCAATGGGGACCACGTAAAAACTTAGGAGCAACAATTAAATGGTTTGTTGAGGAATTTATTGATAATCCAGATGTTGGTCTGGTAGTAAAAACTTTTCTTCGCGGCGGGTGTTTGTTAGATAAAATTGCGATTGAGTCTCAATTAGAGAAGACTTTAAAAGAATATCCGAATCGAGAATGTAAAGTTTATCTTCTTCATGGCGATTTAGATGATAAAGAAATGCATTCTTTATATAATCACGAACTAATTCATGCTATCTTGAGTTTAACTCATGGAGAGGGTTTTGGTCTTCCTCTTTTTGAGGCAGCATATAGTGGACTCCCTGTAGTAGCTACTGATTGGTCAGGTCATTTAGATTTCTTATATAAACCAACAAAAGATAAAAAAGGAAAAATTAAGTCTAAACCTTATTTTGCCAAAATAGATTATGATTTGCAACCTATTGCTCCTGATGCTGTTTGGGACGGTGTTTTGCAAAAAGATTCTATGTGGGCATATGCCAAGCAAGGTTCCTATAAAATGAAAATGCGTGAAGTATATAAAGATTATAGTAGATTTAAATCTCAATCTAAAAAATTACAACAATGGATTTGCGAGAACTTTGAACAACAAAAGCAATATGATAAATTTAATGACTTAATTAAAGGATTTAAAAAGTCTAGTAATTGGATGGATGAACTAGATTCTGTTGAATTAATATAAAATGAAAATAGTTTTTTTATCAGATTTTTTTAGAACAGAAATACTAGGGGGAGCAGAATCCAATGATTCTGTTCTCTTGACTTATTTAGAAAATAAAAACTATGATATTGAGAAAATAAATTGTTTTAAATTAGATAACTCTTATTACAATAAAAGCAATTTTTTTATTGTTTCAAATTTTGTTTCTCTATCTGAAGAACACAAAATAAAAATACAAAAAGAAAGATACATAATCTACGAGCACGACCACAAATATCTTCAAACTAGAGATCCTTCACATTTTGATAATTTTATTGCCCCAGAATCACAAATAATACACAAAGAATTTTATAAAAATGCTGAAGCAGTCGTTGTTCTAAGTAATATTTGTAAAAAAGTTATAGAAGAAAATTTAAATATAGATAATGTGGTAAATATAGGTTGCAGTTTATGGTCTAAAGAAAAATTAGAGTTCATAAAATCTATACAAACCGAAACAAAAAATGGAAAATTTGCTGTATTAAATTCTTCTAATCCAATAAAAAATACTAAAAAATCTGTTGAGTATTGTGAATCAAAAAATATTCCGTTTGATTTAATCGATTTTTGCTCCGAGCAAGAGTTACTAAAAAAACTATCAGAGTATGAAGGATTTGTATTCTTCCCAGGTGTTTTAGAAACTTTTTCTAGAATATCAGCGGAAGCAAAAATGTTAAACTGTAAACTTTTAACAAAACCAAAACTTTTAGGTTTTGCAAGCGAGGAAATTTTTAATCTATCTGGGGTTCGTCTAATCCAAGAAATAGACGATAGAGTACAAAAAGCACTTAAATTATTTGAAAATTTAATAAATAAAAAAGAGTCAGATAACGGAATAACAGTTATACTTAATTGCTACCGCCGACCGCAATATTTAAAAGAGCAAATAAAATTAATTAAAGAGCAGACAGTAAAACCAGATCAGATTTGGGTTTGGGTTAACCACCATGAGGATAACGAAAATTTTGATTTTTCTGATCTAGATGTGGATAGGGTAATAAGAAATGATTTTAATTGGAAATTTTATGGAAGGTTTTCAATTGCGATGCTGGCTGATACTGAATATGTCGCTCTCTTTGATGATGATACGCTGCCTGGAAATCAATGGTTTCAAAACTGTATTGAAACAATGGATATTAAAAATGGTATAATGGGTGGCGCAGGGGTTAAACTTAAAGGAAAACAGTACAAACACCATACTAGATTTGGATGGTCTTCTAGAAATGAAGAAACTGTAGAAGTTGATTTAGTGGGACATGCATGGTTTTTTAGACAATCTTGGTTGAAGTACCTTTGGATGGAAAAACCATTTACTTGGGAAAATGGAGAAGATATTCAATTTTCTTATTGTTGTCAGAAATACGGTGGAATTAAAACTTATTGCCCTCCACACCCAAAAGATGATTTTACAAAACACAGTTCTTTAAAAGGTTATGAATATGGTGTAGACAACAAAGCAACTTCAAATACTAGAAATCATAATATTTTTTATAAACAAAGAGATGCTTGCGTTGCAAATGCAATAGACAACGGATGGAAAACAGTGGAGATGAGAAAGTGATTTTACTTACTTTTGGAACAAGACCTGAGTGGATCAAAATTAAACCACTGGTAAATGTTTTTAGAAAAAACAATTATCCGTATAAAGTTTTATTCACAGGTCAACACACAACATTATTACCGGTAGAGGCACATAAAGAAGTTGATGTATCTATTGATATAAAAAATGGTACAAACAGACTCGATGCCATCGTAAAATCATTGATGGATCAAAGTACCATATGGACCAATAAACCAAATTATGTTTTAGTTCAGGGCGACACTACTTCGGCATTTTCATTGGCTCTTTCTGCTTTTCATAGAAGAATTCCTGTAATTCACTTAGAAGCGGGTTTGAGAACGTATGACTTATACAATCCTTATCCTGAAGAGTTTAACAGACAAGCAATATCTCGTCTTGCCTCTATTCATTTCTGCCCTACTGATATTTCTGCTAATAATCTTTATAACGAGGGTATCAAAAAAAATATTTTTGTTACAGGTAACACAGTTTTAGATAATTTATTACAAATAGAACCAAAAGAATCTAATATTGTTCCGATAACGATGCATCGAAGAGAAAATCATGATGTTATGGAGTTGTGGTTTACAAAATTTGAAGAGTTAGCAGAAAAGTATCCTGAATTGGACTTTATTTTTCCCATGCATCCAAATCCAAAAGTACAACAACATAAGTCAATTTTAAATAAAGTAAAAATTATTGATCCATTGAATTACCCAGAATTTATAGAATTATTATCAAAATCAAGATTAATAATATCAGACAGTGGCGGCATTCAAGAAGAGTCATCATTTTTTAGAAAAAGAATGATTGTTTGTAGAAAAACAACAGAAAGAGTGGAAGGTTTGGGAGTATTTTTTGAACTTTGTGAAGATCCAAATAACCTCTCTGACATGTTTGAGGCGTTTTTAAAAAAACCAAAAATTGATGATACTATAGATTGTCCATTCGGAGATGGCAAATCAGCAGAAAAAATTTATAAAATATTATTGGAGTTATAGCATGAGTTTTAGTTCTAGAGCATATTGGGAAGATAGATATTCTAAAGGTGGTACTTCAGGTTGGGGTTCTTATGGTGACGCAGCAGAATACAAAACAAAAGTAATTAATGATTTTTTAGAAAGATTCAAACCAAATTCCACTATTGAATTTGGGTGCGGAGATGGAAATCAAATAAAAAATATAAATTATAAAAATTATTTGGGATTTGATTTTGCACCTGCTATAAAAATATGCAAAGAGGTTTTTAAGGGCGATGAAAAATTTAATTTTAGTGTAATTGATGATTACTCAGATCAAAAATCAGATTTAACAGTATCCTTGGATGTTGTTTACCATTTGGTTGAATATGGAGTATATGAGAACCACATGAAGAGTTTGTTTGATGCTTCAAAAAAATATGTAATTATATTTACCACAGATCGTGATGATGAAATTGGAACAACTGTTAAGCATTGTTTTAGTAGAAATATTTCAAATTATGTAAAAGAAAATTTTAAAAATTTTGCTCCACTTCATTTTGAATCTGAAAATTTTTGTGAAAAAAATCCTTTTTCTGATGCTAATTTTTTGTTTTTTCAAAGGATTGAAAATGTTTGAAATAGATTGTTATAAAAAGAACTATAGAGAAGATTTAGTGAAGATAAAATCTCTTTTGGAAAACAAAGTTCATTTTGCATTTTCTAAATATGCAGACGGGGAACTGCATATCCTTGCAAATAAACCAATAAACAATGGAGAATTTTGGTTTGAACCAGAGAATAATTCATTTAATAGAACAAAACTGATTGAATCATTTAAGTACAAAGACAAAAATTATTTAGTTGGTATTTCATGTCCTTGCTGTATTGGTGGAAAAAAAGTTCACGATTGGATGAAAACAAGATCTGAACAAAATCTTGAGAATTTAACCTGGGCTAATCTGTTTGTTAATGGAAACTATAACTATTACCTAAAAAACGTAGTTCCAGAATATTCAAACTATGATGTCTATCTTGTGTCGAATAGTAAGTCTAATTTAGAAAAACTGCCATTTGATTTAAAAAAACATTATAAGATAGGAAAAAACTGTTGGGTTGAAGATTATAATTTAATTGATGAAATAAAAAAAGATATACAAGAAAACAATGTAGAAAATTCTTTGTTTTTGTTTTGTGCTGGACCATTTGGAAATATTTTAACTCACCAATTGTATGATTATAATAAAAAAAATACTTATATCGATATTGGTTCTACATTAAATCCACTTTTGCTAGGTGATGAAGGAATTGCGACTCGTGGATATTTAAGAGGGGAATCAAGTTTAAATAAGGTTTGTATTTGGGGTGAATAGTGAGATTAATATCACACCGTGGTAACTTATCTGGACCTTTGCCTACTGAAGAAAATAACCCTAATAAGATTAATTTTGTAATACAAAAAGGTTATGATGTAGAGGTTGATGTATGGGAAATAAATTCAAATTTATTTTTAGGTCATGATGTTCATGAATATCCCATAAATTTAGATTGGTTGTTGAATAATAAAAATAATTTATGGATTCACTGTAAAAACATACATGCACTGACAAAACTATCTGAACAAAACCTTAATGTTTTCTGGCATCAAGAAGATGATTTTACTTTAACTAGTTTTGGATACATTTGGACATATCCAGGTAAATCATTAACTAGCAAAAGTATTGCTGTTATGCCTGAAAGTTCAGGCGTGTGGTCTATAGACGATCTTAAATGTAGTTTTGGGATATGTACAGATTATGTAAATAAATACGAGGTACAATAATGAATATTGCATTTGTTACATGGACAAATACTGAATGTGAAGATGTTTTCCCATTGTATTTTGGACAATTTGATAAATATTGTTATGATTATAAATCATACATCGCCATTAACAATACATCAGAAAAAATTCCAGACAAGCACATACAAATAATTAATAAAGAAAGTGATCCATTCTATAAAAGATTATCATCCTGTTTGGAACAAATAGAAGAAGAATACATCATATATATGCAAGAAGATCATATATTGTACGATAATCCAAATCACACTCTGATTCAAGAATACAATGAATTTTTAAGTAAAACTGATTATAGTTGCTTAAGGTTAATAAAGTCTGGTGAGATGGGCGGTAATAAACTAACTGAAACGTTATTTGACGTACCAATGACTTCTAGATTCTTACTTTCCCAACAAACCGCAATATGGAAAAGAAAAGATTTGATTAAACTTTTAAAATTTTATAGACCAAAGACTTATCGAGATGTTGAAATGTATGGTTCTAGTGCGTGTAATTCTTTAAAAATCAAATCCTGTTATCATTATGACAATGAAGATAAGGTTGGTAATTTCCACTTTAATTCAAATGTCTTTCCTTATATAGCTACAGCAATAAATAAAAAGAAATGGAATATGACAGAGTATGAAAACATTCTATCAAAACTTTTACAAGAGTATCACATTGATTATAATTTAAGAGGCATATGTTGAAATATAATACGGTAATTTTTGATTTAGACGGCGTGCTAGTTGATGCTTGCGATTGGCACCGAATCGCTTTGAATTCTGCTTTAAAGGAAATTTGTAATTATGAGATAGAATATGATGATCATTTAAAAACTTTTAATGGTATACCAACTATAAAAAAATTGGAAATATTAAACGCAAGAGGGATTGTTAAAGAAAAAGATTTTTTAATTATTCACAAAACCAAACAAGATAAAACTATTGAAATAATAAATAAAATGTGCAAACCAAGAAAGGAAAAAACACTACTCTTTGATTGGTTAAAGAATAAAAATATTACAGTTGCTTGTTTTACAAATAGTATTTCATTAACTGCGAATTTGATGTTAAAGAGATCAAATATATATGATAAACTTAGTATGTTAGTTACCAATGAGGATGTTTCCAATCCAAAACCAGACCCAGAAGGATATCTAAAAGTTATCAACCAATTGTCTTTAACAAAAAATAAAGTCTTAATAGTTGAAGATTCGCCAAAAGGTATTATTGCAGCGAAAGCAACAGGTTGTCGTGTTTTAGAGGTTTCTGGTGTTGATGATGTTGATATAAACTTATTCAAGGAAATTATATGAAAGTTTTAATTCCAATGGCAGGTGAAGGTAGTCGATTTAGTAAAGAAGGGTATACCTTTCCTAAACCATTGATTGATGTTAACGGCAAACCAATGATACAGGTGGTTGTGGAAAACTTAGATTTTGATTGTGAATATATTTTCTTAATAAGAAAAGAACATATATCTAGATATCCAGGTCTTTTAGATTCATTATCTCGAATAACTAATGATAAATTTAAATATGTAGAAGTGGATGGTCTTACCGAAGGCGCAGCATGTACAGCCTTATTGGCAGAAAATTTAATTGATAGTGACGAAGATTTATTAATAGCAAATTCAGATCAATATATTGATTATGAATCTTTAAATTTTCATATGCTTAAGAATCTAACAAGTGTAGATGGAATAGTTTTCTCATTCAATGCTGTACACCCAAAATGGTCCTTTGTTAAGACCAATGCTAGGGGTTATGTAACAGAGGTTGCAGAGAAAAAACCTATTTCAAATATTGCTACATGCGGAATTTATTGGTATAGGCACGGATCTGATTTTGTTTCTTGTGCCAAGCAAATGATAGAAAAAGATATTAGGGTAAATAACGAATTTTATATAGCACCGGTTTATAATGAACTGATAAATTCTGGTAAAACATTAATTCCATTTTATGTTAATAAAATGTGGGGAATAGGAACCCCAGAAGATTTAAGATATTTTCTTAAAAATCATGAATAAAAGAGGAAAAAACAAATGAAAATTGCAGGGGTAATTTCTAGTCACGATTGTTCGTTTGCTGTTTTAGAAGATGGAAAACCAATCGTACATGCTGAATTAGAAAGATATATTAGACTTAAAGAACCCAAAGGTGATGCTTTTAAATTCTTAACTGAGGAATACGATGATTATAAAGACATTCAATATTTTGCACACCCTTTAGATACTTGGGACGGCGGTCCTAGTAAGTGGTACCCTGAATCGTGGGAAAGAATGAAAGACCTCGCAGAAAAAAACAATGGTAAGTTATTTGTTGTTGGTCATCACAAATCGCACGCTGCGAATGCATTTTTTTCTAGTAATTTAGAAGATGCTTTGATTATTACTATTGACGGCGGCGGCAGGGATATGAAGAATGGGTATGCCGCTGCTGGAACTATTACAGTTTGGGAAGGTAAAGACAACAAAATAGAAGAAATCGAAATTATTGAAGAATCTCAAATTAATATTGGAACAATGTGGTCTTCTTGTACTGAAAAGATTTTTGGATTGTCAAAAGGTTATCCAAAGGGAAATCAATGTGGCACTGTAATGGCAATGGCTTGCATGGGCGATCCAGATGTATATTATGATGAATTTTATAATCATCGCTGTGCCCATCCAAGTCAAAAGTTTTTTGATTTTGAAAAATTTAAATTAATTGCAGATTCCTCTGAAGAGGGAAGGTTTAATGTTGCTGCGGCACTGCAAAAGTCAACAGAAGTTATTTTAAAAGAAATATTAGATCCGTTTGTTAAGAATACAAAATCAAAAAATTTATGTTTATCTGGTGGGGTTGTATTAAACTCGGTTATGACAGGAAAACTAACTTTCGATTGGTATAAAGATAATTTTGAAAAAGTTTATGTGTGCCCTGTTCCTTATGACGCTGGTCTTGCAATCGGAGCAGCGCAATACGTTTGGCATCAACATTTAGGAAATCCCAGAATCGTTTGGGAAGATAATTTTACCCCATATTTGGGTTTCTCTTATAGCGAAGAACAAGTAACAGCAGCAATTCAAGAAAAATCCGATGTAGTAAAAACGACAGAAGCAACAAAAAAAGATGTTGCTGAATTGCTATCTCAGTCTAATATTGTTTCTGTATTTAGTGGCGGGTCAGAATCTGGTCGTCGAGCACTTGGAAACAGAAGTATTTTAGCAGATCCAAGAAATCCAGATATGAAGGACATTATTAATGAAAAAGTAAAGCATAGACAGTGGTTTAGACCTTTTGCACCATCTATTTTAAGAGAAAGAGTTTCTGATTGGTTTAAATATGATATATCAAGTCCTTATATGTCTTTTGTAGTGCCTTTTAAAGATGAGGTGAAAGATAAAGTTCCAGCAGTTGTTCACTTTGATGGAACTGCAAGATTACAAACTGTAACTGAAAATGATAATAAATGGTATTATGATTTTTTAAAAACATGGGAAGAAGTGTCTGGAGTTCCGATTGTGTTAAATACTAGTTTCAATGACCGTGAACCGATTGTTGAAACACCAGAACATGCACTTAATTGTTTTTTAAATACAGATATTGATTACTTATACTTTGCTGATTTTGGTATTCTTGTGAGTAAATTAGATGACTAAAACAAATGTTGTTTTTTTGATGGCAGGAGAAGGTAGTAGATTTGATTATAAATTTAAACCTTTTATGAAACTTGGTGATCAAACATTTATAGAGCAAGCAGTTGAACCTTTTTATAAGTGGAAAGATTACATTGATAATGTTTATTTTATTTTCAGAAGAGATCAAGAAGAGGATTATAATGTGTCTTCTTATCTAGAAAAAAATATTCTCTTTGAGGGTGAAAAAATAAAGAACATTGTCATTAATACAAAAACAAAAGGACCAAGGAATACAATTTGTGAGGCATTAAAAAAACAAAACATTAGTAATGCGATTGTGTGCGATTGCGATCATAAAATAAATGTTGATAATTTATTTGAAAAAATGCTAGAAGTTAAATTCAAAAAGGTTGTTGTGCCTGTTTGGGAAATATCAGAAAGTGAAAGCAACAATTGGTCTAAAATTATATTAAAAGATGATAAAATAGTAGATATTTTAGAAAAACAAAGCGTTGATTTTAACATGTTTGAAGTCTGGGGAATCTTAGGTTGTATATATTTTCCTGACCTTGGAAGATTTAAAAATGATAAACTCAATGAATACGTTTCTGATGTTATAAAAGATATTTTTCTATCCGATGATCCTGTAACTTTTTCAAAAATAAATGATGCTTATTTTTTTGGAGATCCCGAGATGCTACAGAATTGCATCGAGAAAAGAAGAAATGAATGTTCATTTTTCTTTGATGTAGACGGTGTGTTACTTAAACACAAAGATAATTCAACTAACGTTTTAGATGATAATACTCCCCTTAAGGACAATATAAATTTCTTAAGACAATTAAAGCAAGATAAACATAAAATAGTATTAACGACAGCTAGAAGTACTAAATATAAAAAAGAATTTATTAATCTTTTGAAAGAGTTAAATATACCTTATGATCATTTGGTTACTGGATTGGCGTCTGGACCTAGATTTTTAGTAAATGATAGGAAACCATCAAAACCTTTTACAACTCAAGCAAATTCATTTGAAAATTTTAGAAATGAACCATTAGAAGTTAACATAAGTGGTATTTTAAATTCAAATGAGCAGAAAATTTTAAAAGACTTAAGCGCCAATTCCGGCGCTTCAACATTCTTAATTGAGGATGGGTCAGGAAAAAAATTTATTAGAAAATGCGTAAACAAAAATATTGTAGATAGTGATAAACATATTAATACTCTAAAAAGACAGTTTAAAGACCTAGAAAGATTTAACTTTTTTATTAACAATATATGTCCAGAGACTTTATGTTTAGTAGAAAATAATTTACAATGCTATTATGACATGGAGTATTTGGAAAACTTTTATAAATTAGATAATTTTCCAAAGAATACAAAAAAGCAAGTACTAGGAAGGATAATAAATAAATTAAAAGAAAATGTATATTGCTACGGAAAAGATTTAACACCACAACAATCTAAAGATACATTCAATAACTTTATAGACGAAAAAATTATCAAAAAACTCAATCTTTTTTCGTCTAAAGATAAAGATATGAAAAAGATTATTAGTTCAGACGAGTTGAAAATAAATGGTGTTGCACACAAAAATTTAAAACACGTTTTTAATTCCACATCTATTTTAAAGTTTGCCCCTTCAAGATTAACACCAGTACATGGAGATCTAACATTAGAGAATATTTTATACAATATAATTAATGATACTTATAAATTAATTGATATGGATGGTTCTAAATATATGGATACTCACAAACTTGATTTGGGGAAACTATCTCAATCAATCTTGGCTAGATATTCTGAATGGAACTTAATTGATCCAGAAATATTCATAGATGGAGATAACTTTATATGCGACTCTCGTTGGTTCGAGGCAACTAGCGACTCATTGGAATTAATAAAATCAATCCTTCCGTATACCAGCGATACGATTGAAGATTGCATTTTTTATATGTCAACCTATTTCATACGATTTACGCCTTTTAGATTAAAAATGGGAAGAGATCATGGTATATTTGCCTTATTAATGGCAACCGCATGGTTAAATAAATTAAACTTTAGAGATGGAGAGTTCAATGAAAAGTAAAATTGATATCTATTATGATGGAAGTGACTATATTGAAGAATATATAAATACCGCAGATGGCGTAACAACTAATATTGGTTTTCTTAAAAAATCAAAAATTACAGACTATGAGTCGTTTATAGAAAAAACTGTAGAACTGAATGTTAATAAAAAACCTGTTTCATTTCAAGTTTTTGGTGAAACTTTAGACGAATGTCGAGAACAAGCACTAAAAATATCTTCTTTTGGGGAAGAAGTATTTGTTAAAATACCAGTTGTTGGACCATATGGAGAAGATTTTACAGGTTTAGTAAAAGAAATGGTTCTGGATAAAAAATTAAATATTAATACCACATGCGTTTATACAAAAGATCAAATTGATAATTTAGAATTTTTAAACACCTCGGATAAAATGACTATAGTTTCTATTTTTTGTGGTAGAATTGGCGATGTTGGTGCTGATCCTTTTGATATTGTAAATTACGCAGTTTCTAAATTTAGAAATAATGATAATGTAAAAATTTTGTGGGCTGGTTGTCAAAGAGTTCTAGATATCCTACACGCTGAAAAAAGTGGATGCGATATCATTACTGTACCAAAGGATGTCTATGATAAGATGAATAGGATTGGAGTATCGCTTCATGATTTTTCTGTAAAAACTTCATATGATTTTCATATGGACGGCGCTAATTTAATTTTATAAGTTGCAAGACAAAGAATATAATAAAAATGAAACTTAAAAACAATAACGATAAGGATATAAATCCAGACATCAATTGGGCTCCTCTTTTATCAAGTTATATTGATTTTTGCAATTATAAAACTATAGTAGAAATAGGTGTGCAATATGGTAACACCACACATGAATTGTGTAAAGTTGCTTCTAAAATTGGTGGAAAAGTTTATGGATATGATTTTTTTGGTCCAATCGGTGCTTATTCGGGTGGAAAAATACCAATTACTCCTGATATAAATACTATAAGAAGTGGATTAATTAGTCGAGGATATGATGAAGACACTTTTAAGTTAACAAAAGTTGACACAAGAAGTGATGAGTTTTCTAATATATTACGCGAAGATACCGGTGGAGAAATTGATTTTGCTTTCATTGATGGGTGTCATTCATATGAAGGAACAAAAAATGATTTTTTAAAAGTGTATCCACTTTTATCACCAGAGGGAACAATCGTCTTTCATGATACTTTTTCTCATACTGGTCCCAGAAAATTTGTTTTAGATCTGTATAAAGAGTTTAACGATGGGACTTTTGACATCATTAATTTGCCCTTTGGAGGCGGTCCCGGCACTCAACCATATTGTAGAATTGGTATGGCTTTTCTTGTAAAACGATCATTTGCAAAAAGCTTCGGCGGTATTATTAATTTTGATCATGATGATTTGCAAGAACAAGACATTTATAAAGAAGAGTCCGAATGGTATGACGAACAAGTAAAATTACACAGTTAAAAATATGAATATTGCTTTATGTCTATTTGGTTATCCCAAAGGTAGCACTATATACGCCGGTCAAGGTCAAAAAGAAAATTATAAACATCTTTTTGATCAAGTTATGGTGCATAAACCTGATGTGTTTATTCACTGCTGGGATAAGTCTTTGGAGAAAGAAACTATTGATCTTTTTAATCCAAAAAAAATGATCTTTCAAGAGCAATTACTTTTTGAAAACAAGATCGCTCAACTTGATATGAGTAGATTTAGTGGTAGTCGAGGCGATATATTTAAAACTTTGAGTTTTCTCTACACTAGAAAAAAAAGTAACGACTTAAGGTTGCTTTATGAGTCAGAAACTGGTAAAAAATATGATTGCGTAGTTACTAGTAGATTTGATGTTGGTTATCACAATCACGGTAAAAATAAAACCAGTTACATAGATTTTGATCCAACTTTAGAAATGGATAGCGTGTATAGTGCATATTGGAGTCAAATAAACGCAGGATTGTCAGATCATTGGTTTTATGGTAACTCACACAATATAAGTATAGTTTGTAATTTATTTGATCATGTATTAAACTATTTGTCAAAAGATAGCGAGTACATTAATGAAATGATGAAAGGATGTTTTGACACCAACGCGGACGATTGGTTTTCAAATGAATTTCTTAAAGATAAGCAAAACAAAAGTTCAAAATTGTATAGATATACGGAGGATTATTGTTTAAATAATCATTGTCTTTATAAATGGCATTTTTACAAAAACAATCTTTGGAATAAAAACAAATGTAAATTTTTAAATAGAGAGTTGTGGCATGAATGATGTAGGCATTGTTGGGTTTGGATTTGTTGGTAAGGCAGTAAGTCAACTTTCTGTCGTAGCCAATTTGCAGATATATGATCCAAATAATCAAAATTATAATTCAACAGATCATATAGTGAAAACTTATAATTGTGATATTATTTTTGTAAATGTTCCAACAGATTTGCAAAATGGAACATTGAATACTTCTATTTTAGAAGAGTGCTTGGTTCGTTATAAGGAATTAAATAATCATTCCTCCACCATTGTTATTAAGTCCACAATTCCTGTGGGCACATGTGATATGTTGTCTAAGAAGTATAATTTAGACAATATTGTATTCAATCCAGAGTTTCTTACCGAAAGAACTGCAATGCAAGATTTTGTCAATGAAACAGAATTATACCTATCAGGACCAAAAGAACACACACAAAAAGTCAAAGAGTTATACTCTAAATTTTATAATCACCATAATAATAAAAATATACAATTTTTTGAGACTGAAAAGTGGGAAGAGATAGAACTACTCAAATTAGCTAGAAACACGTTTTATAGTTTAAAAGTTTCTTATTGTAACCATATTTTTAACCTTTGTGAGAAGAAAGATATTGATTATTCTAACTTTAGAAAGCATTTTGCTAGAGCAGAATGGGTTGGGGAACAACATACAATGGTCCCTGGTCCAGACGGAAAATTTGGTTATGGTGGAAAATGCTTACCAAAAGATTCCACAGAGTTATTAAACTTTTCAAAAAAACAAGATATAATGTTTGAAATGCTTGAAAAATCAATTGAGTTTAATAACACTCAAAGGAGTAAATAATATGACTGACGTACAACACACAAATTTATCAAAGCAAGCAATTGGCGCTCTTATGATGGCACTACAAAAATCCCTAATGGAGCAATCTGATATTGTTCCAGTTTTAGAAGGTTTTAAAATGACCAATTCACCAGAAGGTCTTGTTGTTTTGAATCCACCACTAGTTAAAGTTAATGAAGAAACATCTCATGATTGGGATGTTATCGCAGATCAACCAAAGTAACTAGGAGGGTTTTAAATTGCCAATTTATGTTTATCAATGTGGAGATTGTTTAGGCGAGTGGAAAACAAGCCACTTAATGTGCGAAACTATAGAAAATTGCTCTTGGTGCGATTCTAAAAATATCGCAAGAAAACCATCAGACTTTTCTTACAGTGGAAATAAACAAGAAAAAGCAAAGAAAACTGGCGATTTAACCAAAGAATTTATTGAGAACTCAAAAGAAGATCTCAAAAATCAAAAAAAGGAACTAGATAGTAGCAGATGACACACCTTTTCTTGGCCCTCTCAGTTATTCTCAACATAGTTTTTATCTGGTATATTACACAACTATTAAGAAGGTTCTTAACCTTTCAAGAAGAGTTGGATAAATTCAGCGAAACTCTAGAAGAATATCAAAACCATATAGACATAGTTCACGGTCTTGAACGTTTTTATGGTGACGAAACCCTTGGTAATTTACTTCGTCACTCAAAAGCACTCGTGGAGGAATGCCAAAGTTTTCAGCGTGTCCTAAGACAAGAGGAAGAAGACTATGGCGAGGAAGAGAACTAAAAACCATTATTTTAGAAAAGAACACCAAGATGCTATTGTAGAATATTGTTCTACGCAAAATCCCAAGCGTCGTAATGAACTTTATAAAGAATTCATCGGACCAGTGTTTGATGAAATGGTGGACAAGATTGTCTACACCTACAAGTTCACTTCTCTCCCTAATATTGATTCTCTCAAAGACGACTGTAAGAACTGGTTGATTACAGTTCTCAACAACTTCGACCCAGAGAAAGGATCAAAAGCATTTACCTACTTCAGCGTCGTTTCCAAGAACTGGTTTATAGCAGAGGTTAAAAAGACCTCTAAGAAAGCAAAAAGAGAAACACATCTGGAAGAATACTTTCTTTCGCAGTCAGATAAATCCAATACTACAACAATCCAACAACTCGTAGTTCACAATACCTACATTGATGATAGAAATAAACATGAATTCTTTTCTCACCTGAACAAAGAAATACAATCTTGGAAAAAAATGCCCCTTCGAGAAAATGAAGTAAAGACAATTCAAGCGATTGAGATTCTTTTTAACGAAGCAAACAATATAGAAATTTTTAATAAAAAAGCTATTTACTTGTATATTAGAGAAATAACCGGACTAAATACGAAACAAGTCGTAAGTTCTCTAAATAAAGTACGCAAGAGGTATGCGGAGTTTAAAAAAGAATGGGACGATCAGTAAAAGATTTAGAAAATTATATTCAAGAAGCAATCAGTAATATCCGTGATGATCGTGATATTACCTCTACACTCCTCACACAAGTCTTTGCGGAAATAACCAATGGTCAAGAAACTCACAAAGACCTTGGTTTAATCGCAGCAAAGTATGTCGAGACTTTACAAAGATCCAATGAACAATTAGTAAAACTTACGTCCATTATGGCGAAGAAAACTGATGCCAGCGTCGAACTATCAGAAGACGACAAAAGAGAACTTTTTGACGTAATTCAGGGGGAAAAATAATGTCTCGGATATCTAGAGATTCAATACTATACGATAGTTTTAATGATTCTTCTATTGGATATGTTAGAAAAGTAGTACAAGAAAGTGCGGTACCAAATACTCTAAGAACAAGAAAAGAGTTTGATGGGTTTTTTATAAAAAAAATAGATTACCTGGAGGGTGATTTCCTTTTTGATTCCCATTTGGCAAGTTATGTTTCTTCTAATTTTGAAAATTTTTCTGATATAAAAAATGATATATTTATTTGTCTTGTTTATGTTCCAGAACTTCATCACATTGACAAAGATTCTTTGCCATCTGAACCCTCTGGAAAAGAATTTGAAGCACTGATTGAAAAATTACTTGCAAGTCGTAAAGGTGTCTTCAAAAGGTATGATTATCAGGGCGAAGAACCAACATATATGGCACCTGTTAAGGTTTCCTTTGCTGATACTGATTCTTTTGAAGATCCTCTTTTCGAGAACCCACTCGCTGGCGGTGGCGCAAAACTCCCAGGTGGAGGTTTTGGTCCAGGTGCCGCTGCAGGTCTATGCGGTCAGGTGGGCGCTGTAAATACAACGGTTGGGAACGCCGGTAATGCCAATAATGCACCCGCCCCAGTAGTGGAAGAGGATTTAGGTCCATATGCTAGTGCAAAAATAACAGTTACAAATGCAGAAGAGTTTCTTGCACAACCAAGTATTTTAAAATTAATCAGTACAAGTCAGACAACTTATAACATAAATTTTAATCCAGACTTAATTGAACCAACAACGCTTGGAACGCCACCAGAAAAAGTAATTGTTGATGGAACCACGGAAGAAGTCACCATTGGAACACAAGGTGTTGAAAAAACAGACAATGGCGTAGCTGAATTTTTAGCAGAGTGGATTGGTAACGAAGGTCTTTGGAAAGACATTTTTACAACAAAAATACTTTCTTTGACCCCAGAAGGAGGCACCGGACCTGATGTTTCTGGGGACGGTGGAACCCCTTCAGGTAACACAGGTGTTATTAGGACCGCAGATTGTGACGAACACATGTTCACATCCAAACACAATAAATACCCTGGTGGTAAAGTACAGGTATTCCAACCAAAAAATCATGATTTTGGTGCCCCAGTGGATATAATGCTATGGTTGCATGGAAATGGTGGATTAGGAGATAGAGCAAAGGCAGTTATTGATAAAGGACCAGGACTTCCAGCAAATGAAAATATTATTTTTATTGCTCCAAGGATGAGCGGCGCACCAGGAAATGAAGGTAGTGTAAAAAATCCCTATATAGAATCAAATATTATATCAGACATAATGAATCAACTTCGAAGCAAGGTTAACCCGACTGCTGCAGTAACTGGTTTTGATGACTATCCAAATATAAGATCTATTCGTGCCTATGGTTGGTCAGGCGGCGGCAGTCCACTATCACAATTTGGGTCATCTTGGTTGAGAGCGCACGCGCACGGACTAAACCCGTCAGGCGCATTTGAAAAATTTAAAGTTTTTAGATATTTAGACGCAGATTATGGAAATAAAGACCACATTAATTTTGCAAGAGAAGTGCAAAACGATACTTTTGGAACTGCTGGTAGAGAAGTTTGGAAGAGAATGGTTAGTTGGGTGGTACAAACCAAGGGCAAACCAAATTCGGCGTTATCAAAACCATTAGAGTTCTCTTGGGCAAAGGCACCAGAGTATCCAAAAAAAGGAAATGAAGAAAGACACTCTTTTCTTTATCCAGATGGTATACCAATATATATTTTAGATGCAAGTCACACAGAGTGTGGATGGCAAACTGCTGATATTGTTGGAGGCGCAACTGCAACCCCACAAGCATCTCCTCCACCACAAAAAGCAATAGTTAGAATAAAACAAGAAGTACCAGGAACCGCAGGTAATACACAAATATTATTCACTGGAGAAGGACTAAGTTTCGTAAACTTTTCTAAAGGTAAAGATGTTGCAGAGGCAAATGCACCCGAACCAGCACCAACTGGCGATACAAAACCTCCAGGTGATGGTACAACTCCAGCACCAGCAGACGGTACAACGCCTACAGGCACTGGTACAACTCCACCAGCGGGAGGGACACCAGCACCTACGCCCCCTGCTGGTGGAGCGGCACCTGAACCCACACCTGAACCCACACCTGCGCCAGCGCCAGAAAATACAAATCGTGATGAGGAATTATTTAAATTATTGAATGATCCTTCGCCAACGGGTGCTTTGCCTGAGAATTATGTTAGACAAAATCCAATCTTAATTTATAAGGCAGCTGCCGCATTTTATAGTGGTCCTGAAGATGTACCTGCTGAAATTGCGCCGCTTATGAAATATTTAACAGTTAAGAAGCATTATGATTCTCTTATCAGTGATTATTATACGGTTGATCCACAAGGAAAGGAATTTTTTGGTGGAACTCCATTAGAAGGCAAAGAAGAAGGAGACCAAGCTTATCTTCAAATCGGACAAGTTTTTAAACCATTTCTAACTAAATTAAAAGAGCAATTAGAAGGTACTGGTACAGGAACAACCCCAGGAGGCGCAGCATCAGTTGGCGCTCCGCAACCATCAGCGACTCCTGCGGAACCGTCAGCACAAGAAGTTGCAAATGCAACTCCAAATGTTGCACAACCTGCACCCGCTGCTGCTCCTGGTCCATGCGGTTCATATGGTGCTCCAGGTGTCAGTGGTCCTCCTGGTTCTCCTGTTCCGCTCGGCAGTACACCAGGAGAACCAGGAGCATATGCTTCAGCGATTGGCGGTATTATACCATTAACATCAAGTGATTACATAGGGTCTGATATAGTCATAAGAGAAATTGTAGCGGTAGGTTCAGCAGGGTCGGTCGGAGGAACAGGATATGGTCCTGCCTCTTTCGCTGCACACAACACCAGTGAGTACGGTTCGAGGAAATGGAATAAAGCAAACGGGATTACGAAAGAAATATTTAATGAACGTAATAATAAAATGTATTTTCCTGAAGGCGGCGAAGGAAGTCATTTTCCTGCATATAGCACTCCCGTAATCAATCCTAATAATAAAATAGGACCGAATACACCCCTTAATAGTGTTGTTAATGTTAGTCAAGAATACATGAGAAAGGACGTTGCTAGATATGCAAATGCTGTTGGCAGAGAATTGAGATCTTTAGGTTGTGTATTCTATTTTGATAGCACTAGAAGACCACTAAAAGCGAATAAAGATTCCCCTCCAGGCAATCACTGGTTGGGATTAGCGATAGATCTTGCTCCAGCTGCGTCATTAACTGATCCAGATCAGGATGTATATGTTTGTACACCTGATTTTGTTTATAAAAATAGATTATATTGGAGAATATATGCAAGAAGTATAGGATTTTCTGGAATAGATAACCTTATAGCAAATAAAAAGGTCATCTCATCAAAAAAAGATGAGTGGTATGTCGGGGATTCGATGCCGGGAAATCAAGTTCCGCACATAACAATCAATGCTGCATATATAAGAAAAAATCCTGAAGATAAAAAAGGCAAATTATTTTTCAGACCAACAACTGGACCTTTTGTAGATTTGACAGCAATAATGTTTAAGCATGGTTTTACACCTATCGGAGCAAAAGATAATAAAGGTAAGTCGGCACCGTTTTTTGATTTTCCAAAAGCAAAAGCAGCGGAATATGGATTATCTGAAGGATCTATTTCTCAAGGATTGCCATTAAAGGGTTTCCCTGGTGCAGAATGGTGGCATTTTGAACATTTAGCAACAAATAATAAACATACAACCTCTTATGATGTAGTAAATCGAATTGCAAAAGAAGAAAAATATCTGCAAATAGGCAGAGACAAAGCAGATGACTATGCAACCTTTGAGGCGAACTGGCAAAAGAATAAATTTAAAAAAGCAAAACCAAGTGCGGTTAATAAAGATAAAAGGGGTTTGGAACTTTACGGTAGTTGGTGGTAATAAATAATAGGAGAACACATGGGTCTTAAAAAAGCATTTGATACCAAAAACTTATCTAATAAATCAAAAGCAATCCTCAATACAAGTAAAAATAGTTATTTGAATTTAGGAATAAATGGTGAACAACTAGATGAGGTTAAGGTACGATATAATAAAACACCCGGAGAAAGTTTAATTCAGGGTCCAAGAAATACTTATATAAAACAAGGGTATGATAGACCAGGAGAAAGAAACTCAGGACGAGGTGGAGAAACTGGCGCTGGATCAATTAGCATAGTTGCTGGACCAATGTCCGCAAGACCCCTTTCTTCTGAAATATCTCCACAGAGAGAAAAGCAAAAACTGTTTTATGCTGATCCTAATTTATATAGAGATGCGGCAATGATTTATATAGAACAAAAAACAGATGCAGATGTTAACTTTAATTTAACTTCTGGAAAAGGCGGTTCTTCAACTGCTAGGTCCGCAATTGTTGCTAAGGCAGATGTTATTCGAATAGTTGGTAGAGAGGGCATAAAATTAATAAGCAGAGTTGATGATCAAAATTCTTTAGGCGGTGGAGTTAGATCAGTTCCAAGAATAGAATTGATAGCAGGAAATAGAGATAGTGGTATGCAACCATCAACTAAGGCTAGTGCAAACAACAAATCGATAGAGAAGATTTATAAAAGATTAGATGAGTTAAATTCTACTTTAGATTTTTTTATGACTTCACAATTTGAGTTTAATCAACAGGTTATGAATCATCAACATCCAGATTCTTTTAGTCAATTGGTTGGATTACTTGGCGCATTCAATCCTCTTGCAATAAATGCTGGTCAAACTTTACCCAGTTTTTCATTAATGGCAGCGGGAATGAAATGTTCAGCACAAGAAATGATTTCTAAGCAAGATAATGTAATGAATAAACTTAAATCTACAATAACACAAGTAAATTCAACTGAAATATTTGGCACAAACCAAGCGGGTAGCAAGAGTATTTTTTCTAATTAATTTTTTGGAGTAGACAAAAATATGAGTATGATAGAAGCAAAACCATCTGTGAATCCTTTTACAGTTAATTGGGAAACGAATACGCAGATCCAGCAGATAACAACATTAAAAGAAATATCAGAAATAATAAGTTCTGGAATTTACAATAAAATATCCTCTGGTTTGACACCAGAAATTTCTGATTCTTATAAGCGTTTACTTGTTACAACTTTTAAAGAAGCAGAAATAAAACCAACAGATGTTCCAATAGGCAATATTTCTAAGTTTTCCAATGCACTAAATTCTGTAGTATCAGATACTTCTAAAATACCAAAAAATACACCACCTGACATTACCGAACTTCTTGACAATACTTTTATAAATGCGAGTTTTATCGTTAGTCCACCACCGGGGACACAATTTAATTTACTAGTAAAAAAACCATATTTAAAAAAATTTACATATGCCCCTACGCTACCTCATGCCATAAAAGAATATCACCACGTAGTTGTGAAAGGTCCACAACGTCTGTTTATGGAGAAAGCGAATGTTCTTGATGGTAAATTATCTTTTGAATTGTTTAAAAATACTGCCTTTGTTTCAAGTATAAAGCAACATGCTTTATTGGAATACTGTAAATCATTACCAAATAATGTTGGTGGTCAAATTTTAAGAGGTGGAAAAGATACTAACCTTAGAAAAATAAAAGAATCTTTATTTGCTAATATATCAATTACTGATTTTGCAATACCTACAGGTAAAAAAGAATCCGGTTCTTTGGTTTACTTTCAAACAATTGTTGCGGTAGATGTTGAAACAGAAAAACTTCTCAAAGGATTGATTCAAGGTTCTGCTTCGACAGTTGGATTAAATTCTTCAAACTCTAGATTTAAAATAAAATCTTTTAATTTATATGATCACGTTGGTTCTAAAAAATATCCAAAACTTGAAAATGGGGACGATTATCTTGATCATTTTCAGTCAACAATGAAGTTGCTGAAGATAATATCAGAAAAAAATAAAAAACTAGAGCCAAAAGACAAATATATAGTTGACTTAGACAGTCACATAACTGAAGTTAGAGATTATTATTATTTTCTAGCAAAAAATTGTCTTGGATATGAATTACAAAATGATTTTGTTGCTAAAAATGGATACATTGATTATTCTTTCACAACTTTTAATCCAAGTACCGGTAAAAACACTGGAATTTATTATCTTAATGAAAGAGGTGCCTCAGTTAAGAGATACAAACCAACTAATTTATCAAGTAAACTTGAAGCACAAAATTCTGCAGAATCATTTGTCACAAATACACCAGAAAAAAAAGCACAATTGAATCCTGATGCTCCTTGGAAAACCCCGTCTGCAACGTATTTTAATGAGGTTTGTTCAAATAATTTTAGAAATATATTGTATAACATAGATTCTATAGCAAAGGATTATCGTAAACATGGTGAGAATATGTCAGTTGACATTTTTGTTAAATCTTACTTGGTGGATTATACAAAAGAGTCACAATTAAAAAACACACCACAAAGAAGTATAAGAAAAAAAGTATATAATAAAGGTGAGGTAAATTATAAAAAAACAGAAGATGTAGAAAATGAAAGTATAATTCCGAAAGATTTAAAGGAAAAGATCTTTTCGTTAGTTGATGGTTCTTTTATTCAGACAACGGATGCTGCATTTTTGAATATAATTAAAAATGCAGATCAGATCAAAACGACTAACGATGTATACAATGAAGTTCTAAATGTAGTCCCATTGTCTGAAATTGTTTCAATTGCCATGTCTTGTGTTAAAAAATATCTAGACGATCCAATTGATAAAGTTAGAGATATCATTATAAAAAATATTAGAAAAGAAGAGATCGGCAAAATAATGTCATATCTCAGTAGTTCAAAACTACCAGAAAGTATAGTTTTGCAAAGAATAATTGCTAAAGAAATTAATCTTTCTGGTGTTTCTCTTTCTAGTGGTACTAGTCCTGGCGACACTTCAAAAAATCTAGAAACTTTAAAAAATGTATTTTTAAGTTTGTTTGCAAAAAATAATATAAATAAGGATTTGATTTCGATTGCTATATTTTCCTCTTTACCTGCTGCCGGTCAAATGGTAATTCAAATATATGAAGCAGCAGAAAATTTTATTGAAGGTACAGAAGATCGTGTTAAATCAGAATCTGATGTTGAGCAATTAGCAGACAAAGGTTATAAATTAATTGAAAAATACGCAGGAAAATATAAAGTAAGCATTAATGAAACGATAAATAAAAGTCTTGGAAAAATCAAAGGAGTAGATCTGTCTTCGGTGGCAGTCACTGATTTGTCTTCTTTGGGTTTGGGTGGAATTGATTTAGATTCTTTAGGTTTAGGGGATTTTGATTTAGGTAGTTTATCAAGTTTAGGAGGACTAAGTTTAGGTTCTCTGGGCGATTTATCAAATATGAGTTTGGGCAGTTTTGCTAAATTTAGTGGTTTAAATTTAGGAGACTTAGGTGGACTAGACGGATTTGGTTTAGACTTAAATGAATTGAATTTAACTGATTTTCTGAGCAGTAACGAAATAAATTCTTTTATTGGTAAAGCTACAGATCTCGCTGAAGATGCTATAGACGATGCTATTGATAGTGCATTAAATGAAGCAAATAAAATAATAAAAGATGCCACTCAGCAGTTCAATAATGTTCTTGATGATGCACAAAAAACAGCAGAAGAGGCATTTAATCAAGCAACTAGTTATCTTTCTCAAGTAACTTCTGGAATAAATGAATATCAAAAAGAATTAGACGAGATTGTTGACAAAACAGAAGAGTTGCTTAAAGGTGCGCCAAAATTATCAAATCCATTCGAATCAGTTGGAAAATCAGTTGAAGATGCACTTGAAAAATATAAAGGTGTTAATTTAACTGGTGATTGGTCAGAACAACTAAAAGAAACATTAATGGATTTTGTTAAAGAATATATTGTTAAGATGATATCTTCTATTTTGAAAGAGATTGCTAAATTATGTGAAGGGTCAAGCAAGTCAGATTTTGCAAATTTAAGTGCCAAACCACCAAATGTGGATTTTCCAAAAGATGTGACACCCGTTTTTCCGTTTACTCCAAATTTTCTTAATGACACAATTACCGACCCAGATGTCGTAAATGATATTGGAAGTTATGTTGATAGACCACCAGAAGAAATTAGTGAGTTTATATCTGAATTGTCAGAAGTTTTAACTGTATCTGAAACTTGTTCTTTATTTAGTGAGGATGCAAGTGGATTAATCAATAATTCAATAATGGATAAGATTTGGTCTGGTTTATTGGGTTTATCAAAATATGAAAAATTAAAAAAATCAATCGGTTCAAAAGGCAACTTGATAACTGTTTTTGCACTTTTATCTCCTTTTATAGATAAAGAAAAATGTGTTCTAGCGGTACAAGGAATTGAAAATACAAAAAAAATAATTTCTCAATTATGTGAACCAATTTCGAATGAAGCTTTAGTTGGCGAATTGTTAACTAAGGCAGATCGTGCAATTGTAAGTGAAATATTGAGAAAAGAAGATAAGGCGATAGAAAATCTTTTAGAAAATATTAAAGATTTGACTGACTTGTCCAATAATTTTCCACCTGTTTTTTGTGGTCCAGAAGCGGAATTAAAAGAACAAAAACCAATATTTGCAAGTTCAATGCACCCAAGCGCGAAATATATGCAAGATAAGCAGTTAAAATCTTCTTATGGGGTTATAACAGATGTTTTTGAAACAGATATATTAAACTTTAAAATAATTCTTACGAATAATATAACCAATATCGATGCTTTGAAAAACCCTGGGTCTAAACTTGACGCCTTATTTGGTACAAGTCTCAATACTGTAGATGCAATGTTGGCAACATTTAAGCCTCCAGGGGTTGGTGATTTTCCAATCCCAAAAATAGAAGAGATTCAGGAAAAACTAGAGAAACAGTCAAAACAAACTGGTGTTGTTGCAAGATCCGCGAAACAATATTTGGAAGGATTTGGAACTAAATTCAACATAGAAGTACCAGACGGACAGGAAGATGGCAAGGTTATTTCTTTAACAACCAATTATATCAAAAATGATAAAATCTCATTATCATTTAATTTTTCTGAAAATTTATATCAAAATCAAATTAGTGAGCGGACAGATATAATTCCACCACGAACAGTGAGATTAAGAGTTGGAAACGACAATAATAATGTAGAATATTTTACTCCACTAAAAGCAAATCAAGACTATAAAAAAATAACAGATAATTTATTTGCTGGTTCTAGTGAAACACAATATGACTATGCATTAAAACAATTCTTTGTAAATGATTCTAATTCTATTTCATTTTTTACAGAAATAACATCACAGATAATAAAAGAACATGCAGAATTTATTTCTACACAAGGATTGTTCAAGAGAAGTAATTTTAATAATTTAAAATTAAGTAGAAAAAATGCTTGTGCCAAAAGTCTTTTATACACACAGGATATATTCAATAGTGTAGAACAAACGTCAGACAACATTCAATGTTTATTTGGTATGGACGTTACCCCATCTCCACCTGAAATAGCGAAAATTTCTTCTTTTATAAAATTATATTTGAGAGTTCTAACATTAAATGAGATATTAAAGGGTATATTTGTATTTGGTGCATACGGTTTTAATGCTTTATTAGCGGGAAATAATCAAAATAATTCACTTGATTCATTTTATTTGAAATATTTAAAATCTCAAATTAAAAAACAAATGTATTTTGGTGCACAAGGTGAAAATAAGACAATTAGTCTTAGACAGGGGTTTCCAGATGACACTGATTTTATGAAATATTTACGCATTGAATACGCGGCAAATAATAATATTAAAAATATCAGTAGTGTCACCTCAGATCAAATTTTTAATGAATTGATAACTTCAACTATTTCATTTGCAAAAGATCACATGAATTCAATTCTTAATGACGCAGGAATATACAATATTGGATTTACTGATAGAATTTTAGCTCAAGACAGTTATGAATTAACAGACGCTTTCGAGGGAGAAATCGATGGTGAATTTCTTGAAGATCTTTCCGCTATCGAGGGTGAAGCAAATGCAGTCGAAACTTATAATGAGGTAAAGAAAACTGAATATTCAAATTATATTTTTAAAACCGATTTTGTCACAAAATCCCTGTTGGCAAACATTCTTAGAATAGATGAGTATACTGGTAATAAAAATAAAGCATTGAAAGTGGTTGACCCACCAACTGTTGTAAAAGTAGATAGAGAAAATTATTACTTTACTGTGCCAAGTGGATATTATACAAGCACTGATCGATTAAAGAATGGTGGATTCTTTTTAGAGCAAGGTTTTGAAGTATCTCCAATATATAAAGAGGATGTAGATAAATTTTCAAATATAAGATTTGATGGTGGTAAAAAACTTAAACCATTCTCTATGATTGATGATTATAATTTAATTTATAGTTTATTGCCGACTCAAGCAGAAGCAGCGGCAGCAGTTACTGCTGCCACAACACTCCAGGGGGCAGCACTAACGACTGCGTACCTCGGGGACGACATCGCCGCTGGCGCTGCACTTGATGCAGCACTTGAAATGCAAAAATACTCTCAACCTGCATTTGAATTTGCATCGAGAGCAGCAGCAGGTGGCAATGCGTATACACATGGTAATTCATCTCAAGAAGGATTATTCAAATATTTAATTGGTGGTTATAGTAAATTTACTAAAAATCAACTTATGACTGGAAAAATTGTGGTAGACGATATCGTAGCAAATACCCAAGGAAGAATTTCTGTTGGTGATTTTAATGCTATATATGGAAAAGATAGCATGGATGAGTATAGAATGGAACTAAACGGTTTTATCAAGCAAGCAAAAAATAAAGCCACCACTGAACAAAAAATAAGATTGAATCAAATTTTACAAAAAAACTTATTTTATAAAAAGTTTAATGGATATACCACTCTTAATTTATTGATTCCAATAGAAGAAGGCGCACCGACCGAATTAATCTATGAGCGAATTATGCTTGCAGCGGGTATTTCAAACTTAGATCCCAATTCAGATCAAGCAATTTCTTTCAAAGAAGGATTTGCAGAGGCAGTTTTTGATAAAAAATACTTCTTAAAAGAAGAGACACCAGTGGGTTCAAAAACACCAGGAAAAATGTTTTTTAAATTACCATTGGTTTATTTTATACATAAATATAATCCAGATGATGTATCTTCTGATAATGCGGTTTCTAAATCCATAATCGAAGTGCTAAATTCAACTACTGTTTTAAAATTGTATTCTTACGGGGACAAGATGAGTGACCTCCGCAGAGGCGTGCTAGAGGGTGGAAAATTTAACCCAGGTAACATAACCGAAGGTTTAGAAAATCACGAAGCACCATACGATAGTCCGACTCCATTTCCAAGTGATTTATATGCTTATATTTCTGAATCAATATCTTTTGCAAGATTAACAGAAAATTTACAATATGAAAGTATATTATCTTTTGTATCGGTTTTGGTTACTGAAGTAATACAAAAAAGATATCCAACTTTGGATGCTGGTTTTTCTAGAACACTAGCAATAATAAAAGCAGGATTAATGCCTCTTATTGATGTTTCAAAAAGAGGGGAAGATAAGGAATTTTATAAAAAGAACAATGCAATAGATTTATTAGGATTAGAAATACCAACGGTCAATATGGATTTACTATCTCTTATAATAGAAATGTTTATCAAAATGATGGCAAATATGAGCGATCCAACTTGGAAAACACCGTGGTTTGTCCCTGGACCACTTACTCCTCTTGGAATTATTGCAAAATTGCTTGATGATAGTGGCGCGATAGACGATATAGAAAAACTTCTTGGCAAACAGGACGAAGAAAAAGATAAGATTAATGATAGTTTAAATTGTGGTGATCCTAATGACACATAATTGTGTTAAAACCTACTTTTAATCTAATTAATCTAAGGAGAAACGAAAATGTCTGTTGGTATTGATGCTCAATTGCCCCTTGCATATAATGAAACGGATAAGTTTTATGGATTAATAAAAACCATAAAAGACAATTATAGACAAAACATAAAAATGCTTTTGTTAACTGCCCCAGGTGAAAGAATTATGCTTGCTAGGTATGGTGTAGGATTGAGAAATTATCTTTTTGAAAACTCTCCTGAAGCTGAAATAACACAAAGGATATATGAGCAAATGAGGTTATTTTTGCCTCAAGTTGCTATAATATCATTGTCTGTTATAAAAGATGCAAATGTAGACTTACAAGTGGGACAGTCAAATGTCTTATCAGTTAGTCTTACTTATGCAATTAAAGGAACAAACGTAAGAGATTCTGTAAGGGTTATAGAAACAAAACCTCTTTAAAGGAAAAAAATAAATGGCAGAAAAAAAACCATCGATAAAATATACTAGTCGAGATTTTACATCAATAAAAAGTGATTTGCTAAATTATACTAAAAGATATTATCCAAATCAGTACAGAGATTTTTCTGCTAATTCGTTTGGTTCTTTAATGCTGGATACTGTGTCTTACATTGGAGATATGTTATCTTTTTATTTGGATTATCAAGTTAATGAATCTTTTATAACAACCGCAATTGAAAGAAAAAACATACTTAAGTTAGCACAGCAACTTGGATATAAACCAAAACTAACAACAGCATCCTATGGAACTCTTACATTTTTTATTTTGATACCTGCAAACGTATCTGGTGCTCCAGACTACAACTATGCTCCAATATTAAAAGCAGGTAGTATTTTTAAAACAGGAGGGGGAAAAACATTTTCTTTATTAGAGGATGTAAACTTTAAAGATCAGGAAAATAATGAGATTGTTGTTGGTGATGTTAACAATGATACTGGAGTTCCAATAACCTACGCAGTTAGAGCGAGAGGTCAAGCAGTTTCAGGACAATTGTTCGTTAAAGAGGTTCGTATAGGAAATTATGAAAAGTTTAGAAAAATAAGAGTTTTAGACGATAACATATCGGAAATAGTAACAGTTAGCGACTCTGCTGGAAACGTTTATTTTGAAGTTGATTATCTAACGCAAAATACAATTTATGTACCTATAATAAACAAGAACGCAGATAAAAACACTGTTGCCAATATTATGAAACCAATTTCAGTTCCAAGGAGATTTGTTACAGTTATAGAAGAAGATCAGGTTTATTTACAGTTTGGGGCAGGAACTAATGAAAATGTAGAAGAAATTATTGACCCTGCGAACGTATTTATTGAGCAACACGGTAAGAAATATATATCAGATAATTCTTTTGATCCCAATGTTCTAACTCAAACAGATTCTCTTGGCGTCAGTCCAAGTAACACAACTTTGACAATAATTTACAGAAAAAATAGTTTTCAAAATTCAAATGCCTCCATAGGTACTATAACATCTGTAGATCAAGCTGTATTTGATTTTGAACAAACAAACAACTTAAGTGCATTACAAATAAGAGCAACCCAAGAGAGTCTAGAGGTTATCAATGAAGAACAATTTATTGGAAGTAATACATTTGTTTCAAATGACCAAATAAGAGAAAGTGCTTTTGGTGCTTACGCAATGCAAAATAGAATTGTAACACAACAAGACTTAATTACAGCTGCTTATAGTATGCCTTCCAAGTTTGGAACAATCAAAAGAGTAAGTGCGGATCAAGATTCAGATTCTTTAAATCAGAGAAATATTAATTTATACGTTATATCAGAAGATGTTGATGGAAACCTTTCCACAGCATCAACAACCATAAAAAATAACTTAAAAACCCATCTATCTGGATATAAAATGATTAATGATACAATAGACATTCTAGATGCAAAAATTATTAATCTACAGATTTCTTTTAAGATTGTGTCATACCCAGATGCAAATAAGTTTGGTTCATTAGATTCTGCAAAGCAATCTTTAACAAATTATTTTAGAAATAGAAAGAATTTTGATATAGGCGAACCATTTAAAATAACAGATATTTTTAATGTTCTTAAAAACGATCCTTTGGTACTTGATGTGGAAGAAGTGATTGTTACAACAAAAAATGGAATTTCTTATGCAGATACAAATTTTAATGTTGAAGACAATAAAGATAAAACTGGTAGAATTATTTACTGCCCAAAGGATTCTATATTTGAGGTAAAATTTCCAAACGCAGATATTATAGGAACTATTCAATAATGGCAATTAAAAGATACTATGCTACAAAAGATAACACAATTACAAATGCTTACAAGGCAAATCTTCAGACTCGTGGGGTTAGCGGCAACATGGGTCAGTCAGATATTCTTGAGGTTTTTAGTATTTATGCTCAAGTAAGTTCTAGTGAGGAAGGATACTCTTCTGAACTATCTCGTATTCTAATCCAGTTTAACACAGATGCTATTAACACAGATAGAACTGCTGGAAATATTCCAGCATCAGGTAGTGTAAATTTCTTTCTTAAAATGTATGATGCCGAGCACACCCAAACAACACCAAAAGATTATACTCTAATTGTGTCCGCAATATCTCAGTCATGGAGTGAAGGTCTTGGGTTGGACATGGAAGAATATTCAGATGAAGATGCTTCAAACTGGTTATCTGCTTCATCGGACCCAGGAAAACAAAAATGGGTTGATTATGCTAGTGTAGCAAAACCAGGAGGAAGTTATATTACCGGGTCTGATGCTAATCCGACTGAATATCTTTTTACTCAATCATTTGATACTGGTTTTGAGAATCTAGAAATAGATGTAAGTCACCTTGTAGAAGATTGGATTAGTGGTGATTTGAATAATTATGGTTTTGGTGTGCGCTTAACAGGTTCCGACGAATCAGCAACAAATTCTTACTACACTAAAATGTTCTTTGCTCGTGGATCGCAGTTCTTCCACAAGCGTCCAGTTATTGAAGCTCGTTGGGACAGCAGCAAAAAAGATAACAGAGGCGACTTTTATTTAAGTTCTTCTCTTGTTCCTGCATCTGATAATTTAATGAATCTCTATCTTTATAATGTGGTTAGAGGACAATTGACTAACATCCCAGCAGTTGGTACTGACGATATGTTAGTTAGCATTTACAGTGGTAGTACTGGTCCAACAGGGAATAAATTATATCTTCCAGTTGGCGGTGGAGTCGTCGCAACAGGAGATGTTAATATTACTGCTTCTCATGTTGAAACAGGTATATATTCCTGCTCTTTTGCTTATACATCATCCAGCATCACTTCTATCTATGATGTTTGGCACAGCGGTGGAATAGAATATCATACAGGTTCGGCAATTAGCGTTCAAACATTTGATAGCAAAGATTATAATTTTGATCAAAGATACATCTCTAAAGTCACAAATTTACGTGCCACATATAATCGCGGCGAAAAAGTAAGATTTAGACTTTATACTCGTCAAAAAGATTGGTCTCCAACTATTTATACAGTAGCGAGTAACGCCATAGAAACAAGTATTATTGATAATACTTATTACCGTTTTACCCGTGTAAGCGATAATCTAGAGGTTATTCCTTTTGGAACCGGTTCGCTAAACCACACTCGACTATCTTATGATACGAGTGGTAGCTACTTTGATTTAGAAATGGACTTATTCGACACTGATACGGTCTATGAATTAAGTTTTTCATATCTAATTAATGGAAGTTATGTGGAACAACCAGAAAGGTTTAGGTTTAGAGTAGAATAATATGTCCTTAAAAGATTTATTCAAAGAAAACGGATATAAATTTTTATCAAATTCTTCACTTAATAGTTTAACTTCTAGTGGAATAGAATCACCTGAATATGTAAAAGCATACTTAGAAGATAGAAATCGTTTTATTCCTCTTGTAGATTACTCCAAACCAGAGAGTTTTGCTCGTTTTGGTTCCGCAGAAAAATATTATTACGATTCAATTACTAGAATTTACAAGACCTATCCTTATGATGGTTCTAAAAAAGAAAAAATATTATGGGAACTTTCATCCTCCGGTATAGATCTTTATATTTTTGAAAATGATTACCCTCGTACAACTGGTTATGCTATATTTTCAACCGCTAGTCTAACAGCAACTGACACCTCAACAAATTATGATTATTGGGGATCATATGGTGCCGCAGGAACTGGTACATATGAGTATATTTCTTTTAATGGCGGTCCCCATGCCGGTACCGGCACTAGAGTTTATATTGATCCAGATACAGGTGAAGCAAAGTATAGAGAAAAAGCAAACGTCTATGATCTATCTAAAAATCGTGAGTGTAACCTAAAGATAGGCGGAAATGATGGAAATACAGTAGAGTTTTGGCTTAAAAAAGAATCTTTTGGTATTACCGCTACACAGACTGAGGTTATCTTCGATATATTCACTACAAGTTCAATATCTTCAAGTTTAGATTATGGGCGGTTAACGATTGAAATGTCTGGTCACGGTGTCGCAACAAACACCCTTTCTCCATTTTATGTTACATATATGTCTGGGACAAGCGGAATTTCAAAAGAAAACATCGGTGCGTCCATAACGACATCTTCGGTTGCTGACGACAGTTGGCATCATTATTCTTTTAGATTTAAAAATGATGGATCAAATACATCTGTTGATCTTTTTATTGACGGTCAATTTAACGATAATATTAAAACCGGTACGACTGTTGATTATGTAAGTGGCACCATTGTTGGTACAATTGGCGCTCTCGCAACCAACCCATCAGGTACTCAGGCAGGGGCACCACAAGCAGAAAAAGGGTGGGGTAAATTATCTGGGTCTTTGGACGAATTTAGATTTTGGAAAGTTTGGAGAACATCAAAACAAATCCAAACACGATGGTTTGATCAAGTTGGAGCAGGGACAAATACCGATGATGCAAATACTGATTTGGGACTTTACTATAAATTCAATGAGGGAGTAACTAATACTCCAGCAGTCGATTTAAAAGTTTTAGATTATTCCGGTCGTGTAAGTAATGGCACCTGGACAGGTTACTCTGCAGATTTTTCTAGAAATACTGGTTCTGCTATAAATGAATGCGGTTTAACTAACTTTTCAGGTAGTGAATTTAGAGATCCAATACTTTATTCTTTCCATTCTTCTGTTGTTTCTTTACTAGACGATAGAAGACAAAAAGGAAAAGAGTACGATTATAGAAATCCATCTACAATATACTATACAATGCCAGGGTGGATTTTAGATGAACACGATACTAATAATACTGAAAATGAAGGTATAATAGCAAATTCTTTACTCAATCTAACACAGATTATGAGTAGTTATTTTGATGATGCGGCAAATTTAATCAAAACATTACCATCACTAATGAATACAGAATATTTTAGCGGTTCTAATAAACCTTTGCCTTTCATGAATAGAATTCTAGAATCAAAAGGGTTTATAACTCCAGAAATATTTAACGCACTTGATGCTTTAGAAGATTTAGAAAATAGAGATGATAATTTTCTTTACACTAAAAAAATTGCAGATGTAAAGAATATTATTTATAAAAACATTTATAACAATTTAAATTACATAAACAAATCAAAAGGTACAGAAAAATCTTTTAGAAATCTAATTCGTTGTTTTGGCGTTGATGATGAAATATATAAAATAAATCTCTATTCAAATAATGTTGATTTTCTTTTAAAAGATAAATTTAGATCTGTTTCTACCAGACATAGAGTTATTAACTTTAATGAAGTTGGAAACTCAGATGCAACTGTATATCAGTACACAATCAATGGTAATTCAAATTCAACAACGTTCATTTCGGCAAGTAATAATTTTACACTCGGCACCTCACAGGAATTTGGTTTGCCATTTAGCGTTGAAGCAAGCATTATTTTCCCAAAAAGAGTAATTGAATCCGATTGGAAAACTCAAACAAAAACATCCGAAGAGTTTGCAAATTATTACCCCCTTATGGAAACTTCAAGTTTGTTTGGTATGCACACTGCAGTGGATTCAACCCCAGCACAAACCACTTGGGCATCGAATGATTATGCCAACTTTGTCGTTAAATCTATAAGACCAGACGTGTTTTCTGATAAAACAAAGTTTGTGTTAACTGGTACTCTTGGTTCGGTTATACCAGTGTTATCTTCATCGCTCCTAAGTGATGTTTATAATGATTCTGATTTTAATTTCTTAGTAAGCATATATCCAGAAAAATATCCAAATGTAAATGAAGTTAGCGGAGCGGCAGGAGGTCGCTCTGACTATACTGTAGAATTTTCTGGTGTTAGAAGAGTTTTAGACGTTACGCTAGAAGAGTTCACTGTAACCGGTTCGATTACCGCTCAAAATGCTGCTAACTTTTTAGCTTCACCAAAGAGACTTTTTGCTGGAGCACACAGAACAAATTTCACTGGTTCTGTTCTTGAAAACACTGATGTTAAATTCAACAATTTGAGAGCATGGCAAAACAAACTCTCTATAGAAGACTTAAGAGTCCATGCCTCTGATCCAGATAATTTTAGTATTAAAGACCCACAAGAGAATGCGTATTTATTTAATACACAAATAAATAAAGTTTTTGTTCCTAATCAAGAAACACTACTGCTTCACTGGAACTTTAATAGTGTTACTGCATCAGATGCATCTGGTGAGTTTTCTGTCCAAGATCTAACTTCAGGATCTACAGACCAAATATCTAGATATGGATTTTTAGCAAATCTAAAAAATAAACAGTTTACTGGTAAGGGCGAATATTTTAATGCTTCTAGTACAAGTGTTTCGGTTGTTGATCAATTAATCACAGCAAAACAAAATCTACCAGAAACAATAAATAGCGAAGATACAATACAAGTTTTGTCAAATGATGACATTTATTTTACAAGAGATAGTCGTCCAACTTTCTTTGATATGTATGTAGAAAAAAGTCCTTATCAAAGCATATCAGAAGAGATGCTTAAATTCTTATCAACTGCAATTGACTACAATAATTTAATTGGTCAAGGTGTTGACAGATATAGAAATCAATATAAAGAAATAGAATTATTAAGAAATTTATTCTTTAAAAATATAAAAAGTGAACCAGATTTAGATAAATACATTGAATATTTTAAATGGTTTGATGTGGCAATTTCCGCTATGATCCAAAAAATTGCCCCTATGACTTCTGGTCTTGCTGAAAAACCACTTAGAAACATTATTGAATCACATATTTTTGAAAGAAACAAATATGAAACTAAATTTCCAACGTATGAATTTAAACAAACAGATCCAGAAGCAAATTTACTTGGCATAAATGAACTTACATATCCTTGGAAAGAGGGACATGCTCCTTTAAATGCTTCCGCAGGTAGTCAAGAAAACAATTGTCTTTGGTTTAAAGAAAGGGCAGAAAGAGATGGTGTTATTAGCAGCGGCGATGCTGATGCTGATTCTGATAGACAAGAAATATTAGATGTAATAAATAACAAAAGTAATGCCGCACTTCCAAATTTAAGCGGTTCAAGTGGGACTTATCAAGGTTCAACTTTTGCTTTACGCCGACTTGCCAAACCTTATAAGATTAATGCAGTTAAAGAAACACAATTACATGCCGGTGGAAATACTTACGAAAATAAAAAAGTGGGTATTTGGGACGCTCTTAGAAAAAGACCAACTCCATCAGGAGCAGGAGAAGGCGGTTTAATTTCTATTGAACCAACCGATTCGTCATTAGACAGTTTTAAAGATTGCGACGACAATATAGAGTTAAACAAAGGGAAAAGAAAATATAAATTCTCAGTTGGCACTGCACAAGATGGCGGCACATTCTCAGAAGTTTATAAAGGCGATATAGTGTTCCCATTCAGCCTCTACAGTTCTTCTGTTAATTCAAATCCAGCAATGACCAATTTAGAAGTTTTTCAATCAAATCTAGCGATTACAAACTTGCACCACGATAGTTATGGTCCATATGGTGATGTTCCAATGCAGGGTCCATTTACAGAAAAATTTGTAGGTGGTCGCCAATATCGCCATGTGATGTTTAACTTGACTCCAAATCAAGCCCCGACGGTTCGCCCGTTACAAAGAATTGAGGGTTGGAAATTGACCGCCTCCGCTGGTGCTCTAGATTTAACTAATGTTGGTTCAGACGGTTCTGGGAGAATCCGTCCATACTCAATATTCTTCCGTGAAGAATACGCAAAAAGACCTGTAAATATTAAAAACATTCAACAAACAACGGGAGCAGTCGGCGGCGCTACCGACTCCATTGACCAACTTAACGCCACAAATATAGGAAACTACACCAATACTTACGAAATTGTAATGACTAATGATAGGTCAATTAACAATAGATATATGGTCAAATCTGAGGGAAATTTACCAACAACATACACAGATTCCACTTTTGTTTCCGGTGTTGTTGATTTCACCATCCCAAGAAGGGACTTAACCGGTTCAACTAAAGCAATAATTGTCAACAGATTCTCTGCTCCAGGCGGTCCCGATACAATGGGTGAAGGCATGTTGGATATTGCCTCTGCACAATATAGTGTTTACAATGCTTTACCATTTAGAAACTTAAGCGTTAGACTACCTTTAAATGAGTTACACTCAGACCATACAAACCAGTTTGGTTTATTTAGTGATGCTAGAACAGTTGCCGACTACGAAAGAGCCTCCTGGGCAACTTATCCAGGTGGGTCATCTTCTATTGATGATCCTGGCGCAGACTTAGCGTACATCGGTACCGGTTCCTTCCACAAGGTGAATAGAAACGGCAGAAAACAACCAAAATATTCAAATGAGTATACAGGCGAGTTGGGTACTATTTCCACTTCTGCTTCTTACGATAACTTCTTTGTCCAGCATCAAATACCACAAACTGATGTACAGTATGCTTGGATCACAGCAAGTATTATTTCTGGTTATACTGGTTCCGCTCTTTATGGGTTTGAACAACCAGATTTTAGTAACGCAAGTCTTGCTTCTACTGATTTAACCTTTGCAACTGCTAGTTCCGCAGGTATTGCATTCGATGGCGGTTTATCAGACCCGTATGCTGTATATGATGAGAAAGATCCAGATGTGGACCCAGGCAACTTATGGCCATTTGTGAACTTTGACTTTGTTGGGATAAACTATTTTATTGTTGATCCATTAAGTTCTAGTGTAAATACTATAGGTTATAATTCTTCTATTGCTGTTGAGAATTATGGTATCGGTGCAGTATATGTAAAAGCAGAGCAACTTGGTGGTGCAATAAACTATAGTCAAGGTTTTGGTAAAGCAGGAATACTAAATGCTATTCTCACTCACCGCCAAGGTCCATACGGTGGAGCAAACTGGAAACTTTACAGAAAAGATAATCACCCAATCGTAAGAGCACATAGAAGCGAGAATAGATTAAGTTATCTTAAAGTTAAAAAAGCGGAAAACAACAACTTTCAACAAATACAATTAGATGGTTATAGAGGATCAATAACTTCTGTAATAGAACCACCAATTACAAGTAAATATAAACCATTAGTACATAATTTATCAATGTCAAAAAGTCCATTGGAGACACCAGACAAAGTAAGCGTTGCGAATGAAATATCCCATACATACATGAATAATATTATGTACTTTACTGATCACTCTAGTGATAATATAAGTCTTAATTTTGATATACTGGACCCAAATAGAAACTCTAAAACAGATCAAGAAATGTTAGATGTAATAAATTATTACCTTCTTTCGTCGCAAGATTTTGCCGAGGCACCAGAGTTTAGACCAGTTATGGGTCTTAATTACTACAAAACAAAAGAAACAATCTATCCAAAAGAACAATACACCTATCTTAAAACACATAGGCAAAGAGACAATTTCGAAAATGGTTTCTGGAGAGATGATGCGGAAGCAAGAAGAAGTAGAACTATTGGAACATTAGGAACACTGACATATGGTATCACACCTTTTGGTTATATTACATATACTTCAGACATCTACACATATTACAATAGACCAATACTTGCATATGCCACTTCAAGTATGTGGTCATTAGATGAAAGAGTTAGTTTTGCCACAGGCACACCGGGAAGAATTAAATCCGGCATTAGAGAGGCTGAAGTTAGTCTTTCTCCGCTTGCGTTCAATATTTTACCAGCGGTATCGGCATCTGACGGTGGTGGCATCTTACAAAACTCTTTTTACCCATATTCAAATAATGCTTTTATAACTTCTAGCGGTGCAGATACAACTTATCCAACACCACACCTTTACTAT